CTTGTCATAGTCATTCCTCCATTTGCGAGCGCTTGCACACCGAATTATGGACTAAGTGGTCCCGGTGTCAAGCCCCTCGTAATTGTTACCTTCTTTTCGGGCTTCCTGACCATCAGAGGGAAGAGGGTGCAGGAGCAAGGAGTGCTGCCTGATTCCCCCGGATAGGCCAAGTCAGTAGTGGGGAAGGTGTTGCCCACTTTGATCGAGACTGCATGAAGAGTACGGTGAGTCTTGTCTTCACAATGCCCGCCGTAACACCATGCCGCCTCTTCCACGCCCAGCGTCTTCATCGCCTCGAATCGCCCTAGGTTGTACACACGATGAATGATTGCACTAACTGGAATCTTATCGATCAGAGATGGAAGAATCTCTGCTAGTTTGCCCTCTACTTCCTTCTTCTTGGCTCCAACTAGACTCTTCTGCAATCCCTTGATGATTGCCTCTCCAAGGACGCTGGCTTGAGACTGCTTGGCAGCAAGGGCACTCTTTAGTGACTCTGGAAGTTCATCAGGCTCAGGCGCCTTTAGATCTCGGTATACAGAGTACACTCCGTCAATGAAGACCTGCTTGATAACTGGTTCGATGCCAGATACCCACTGATCAGTCCAGAACTTCACATTGACCGTGGGAGTTGCCGCTCTCTTGAGACTCTTCTGAGCCTGCTCAAAGTATGAGTTAACGAACATCGTCAACCGCTGCGTGGCTGGTCTAAGGATCTCAGTAAGCGCGGTCTGAGAGACAGAGGTCAGATAGCCCTTCTCTGCATAAAGAACCATGTGATCCTTAGAGTGGGAGATGCGAGGAGGCATTGCTGACTTTGGAACTTCCGGTTCTGGGATCGTGACATCAGCAGGTACAGCAGTCTTGTGCTGAGTCGGATCTAGCTCGGGCAGCTTGAGAATGTAAGCGATCTGACCCATCGTGTAGCCCATGCTCCAATAGATATTCGCTGTCTGAGCTACGGTATTCTGCACACTCGCTACGACTTGGATGTCTTCCTTAAAGGCGTCTACCGACTGCCACTCCCAATCGCAAACAACTCCGGGGAAGTAGACATCGAGAATTGACTGCTGGAATACGTCCCGGTAGTAGCACATCTTTGGACGTAAGGTATTCTGATAGAGCATAACGCGCTGCTCTTTGGTGTTGGAGTAGTTGGCATAGCGGAAGATACCAGCCATAGCCGGAGGCACGTTGTAGACAGCGCAAAGTTCCTCACGAGTTAGCTCCTTACCTTCAACGAAGTCCAGATCCTTCATCGTGTTGGAGAGAACCCGGACGTCCACGCCACCCTCAACAAGCAAGGGCAGCTGCCCCTTTACGAAGCCCATGAAGTTCTGCTTCATGCGGTTCATGTACTCTTTGCGCTGCGGCTCGTTGAACGTCTGCTTGAGCATGAGCGCAATCGGATTACGGATACCATTCTGGAAGAAGCCAGCGTTCCATGTCGCCATGTTCAGATCCTGCTCAATAGCCAAGCGAGCAGCAGTCAGCGGAGCCATTCCTCTGAACTTGTTATAAGGGTTGGGATACTTCCACTGAACGATCTGATCTACAGGGACGATCTTTTGAACGGTATTTCCACCCGGCTGAACCTGAGTAACACGCCACTTCTCTACAGTAGTACCATCTTTGGAGATGATAGGCTGGATATTGAGGGGATTGATGAGATCAATCTGAACTGGATACTTGCCTTTCTTCTCAAGATACATGAAGGTCTCACCAAAGAGACCGAGGTGAAGGAACTGCATCTTGATCATTTCAGCGACAGTTGGAATCTCACCGGGGCGTGGGGGCCAGAAGCAGTAGACAACCGGCTCTGAAAGCTTATCGAGAGGGACTGAGTTACCAAGCGAATCAGGACGGGAGAACAGAAGCTCAACACCGGAGATGCTATCTGCGATCAGATTACAGCAAGCGTAAACCCACGAAACTGTCTTATAGGCATCTCTGAGATTGTAGGTTCTGACGCGCTGCTGAACGGTATTCGGAAACTCGGACTCGATCTGTTCTAGCAACTCTGCGGCTGTTGGCATTTCTTATCTCCTGTTGCGGTACATATTACCACAATAATACTTCTTCTCGGAAGTCATCCTCTTGTACGTGTCCCTGACCAGCGAGTTTTGCAAGTAGTTGCAATGAAGCTTTGACGCTCTCTGGACTAACCGAACTGTTCCAATCGGTAGCAAAGTCAGTCAGTTTACGAGAGTCTCCGTAAGCCCCCTCGATGACTGAGATTCCAGGGGCGTACATCGTATCAGCAAAGGCAAGAACCATAGCGTCCCAGCAGTCTGGAGATCTACGCATTCTTGATCGAAAGATACGCTTATCTTCTAGAGCAATCTTCTGAGAAGGAGTTGGACGATATCTGATACCCATGTCCTCAGACAGCATCTCCATGAGAATCTCTTCTGTATGGTAGTACGGCTTCCAAGAGATGGCCCTGGCTTCTGCCATCTCTCTGATTTGCCAAGACATCTCAATGCGCTTGTTTAGGAATTCTTCATTACGGTTAGCGACGTTACTGACTCGCACTCCGATGACAGGATAACCAAGCTCACTCAGGCGAGCAGCAGGGCCAGACCCAACACCGATAGCATCAATATAGATCGCAACGGGAGTATGCCCTGTGAGTCTAATCGTCTTCTCCCACATACGAATGACGAATTCTACTACCTGCATTGGGTTGTTACCCAAGACACGATCCATAAAGCCAAGACGCTTTCCAAGAGCAACAGCACAAACGGAGGGGTCAGACCCCTCCTCACCAACGTCAACTCCTAGAATGATATTGTTAAAGTCTGGCTCAATGTTTGGTGAAGTGGGTGCGGTGCCTAGCATCTCCTTCATCATCGTCGGGTGCAGGACCGTCATAGCTCCTGACTCTACGAAGTTTGCCTCAATGTAGACCTCCCAAAGAGGGTCTCCAGGGCGCCAGACTTTCTTCTTAGACTCGACATAGTCCCAAGCTAGAATACCAGGAACTACAGTCCTACCAGCCTTCACGTTAGGACTGTCATGCGCTGTGATTTTGATGATCTTCCAACCTTTACATCCTGGGCATTCAGGGTCTTCACAACGAAAACCGAAATCGCTCCTTCTACCGGGAAGACAGATGTTAGCCATCTCACTCTTTTCATCTGTCGTATTGGAAAGAACTAGCCACTTACCTCCAGATGACGTTAGAAGACCTTCGGCACCAGCCCAGATCATCTTATGAATACCGCAAGCCTGATCAAATACAACGAGCATATGGGGTGAGTGGTATCCGGTGAACTTATCGGTGTGTTCTTCATTCGTAGCAAATCCCGTGGCATACCATTTAGCATGACCTGTACGGATATCCGTAGTAAGGACTTCGCCACCGAGAGGCATCTTAGTTGTCTGGTACGCATCTTTGATTTCAGCCCAGAGCAGGTCTTTAACCTGACGAGCAGTCGGAGCAGTTGTAACAATGATAGATTTGGGTCTGGTATTGAGCCAGTAGGGGACAATACGTCCTGCGAGGAATGTCTTACCAACACCGAACGCAGCGGGGACAGCGACTCGATCATGGGTAATAAGCGCCTGTACGATTTCTTGCTGCTTCTCCCAGAGATACCATCCGCAACATTCCGACATCCACCAAAGAGGCTCAGCTTGAGCCTTCTTGATGAGGTCAATCTCAGACAACTGAGACTTAGCTTTAATCTTCGTCTTGATCTTGTCCATTGCCCATTGGTAGACACGCCTTTACTGCCGAAGCAGGCATATCAATTACCACCTTGTTAGAGTCAGCCAATTCCCCACTAGTCATAGCGCGTTTCATAATATCCAACCAAGTGCCGCTACCCTTTTCAGCGAGAGCGTGAATATGCTCAGTCGGACTATCCACCCAACCACGCTTACGACCAAGAGATCGAAGTAGGAAGATCGTAGCCTGCGTATTCTTCTCAGCCACCTGGGTGAGAAGAGAACCTTCAGCTAGATCAACGTAAGACTCCTTGATATCCTGTAGCTCACGATCTAGATCTGGATGCTTATCCAGCCAATCAGTGATTGTTGAACGGCTACATCCTAACTGCTTCGCTGCGCGAGATAGAATGCCATTTGAAGCAATGAGCGCATCGCGGATGATCTTCTTTGAGTACTTGCGACGGCGATGCGCCTTCTGCTGTTCCCGTAAAGGAGCTAGCTGTCTCTGCCTTGCCGGGTTAGCCATCCCCACTTGTAGCAGTGCTCCCGGCTTTCGCTTGTACGTACTTGCCCGTTTCATGATCACCCTTTGAATGTTGGTTTTACGTACACAGTACCCTCTAGAACAACCCGCTTCTCTACTGGAAGCGAGGTATTCCGAATCTGAATCTGCCAGAAGAACGAACCAGCGTCTATGCCCAGCTGGTCACTAGTCAGATCCAGACTTACGAGTCCGCTAACTGCATCGTCTATCGCGCACTCTACCTCTAATATAGCGGTCTTTTGCCTTGGTGTCGATTTAACAGTGAACCACACTTCAGCTGTAGGCTCTGCAAGGTACGTTGACCACTGTGTACCAAGAGAGAATCTGATGTCATCATAATCAGTTCCAGCGAAGAATGTCAGCACATCTCCAGACGCAGCGGCTGTGGGTACACTGACAACGCCAGCTTGATATGATCTAGCCATGATCGCCTGTAGCTGCAAGTTGAAGTTCTCAACAATAGAATTTACGTTATCCAGAATCCAACCAGCCTGTCCTTCGGTGTACCCATTGGGGAGCGCCTGACTCCAGCTTGCATCCCCGACACCATTACCACCAGCTGCTGCTGTTTCCCACTGCTTCCCAACAGTATTAGAAGATGCTGCTACAGCTGTGGACATGGCTCGCATCGCTCTACACCCCCATCATGGGACATCGCGCACAAGCACTATTGTCATCGCGGCAAAGTATAGCACCGCAAATCCAAGAACGTGCCATAGTAGTATCTTCATCACCAGTTCTTCCCTACAAACACGGCCTTCCAAGCAACCCATGCTTTCCACGGAGTAACATGATCGGCAAGCATCACTTCGTAAAAGATTCGATCAGCTTCGATGCGGCTGAATGTCCTAAAGGGAGTACAGGATGGTTCGTCTGGCCCAGGCACTTGCCACAACACCCCGTGATAGAAGCACAGCACATCGTGAATCAGCGCCCCCTTGCAACCTAGGCTATCCTTATTGATGATTGCTTCCCACCAGATCGTGCTTCGATCATAGCGGTATCCAGCTGGTACAAAGATCACGAAAGGGACATCATCGATAAAGATGGTGAACTCGTAGTCAACGAGCGTACACCACCATTTCGTCCCATGTAACTGATACAAGGGAAGAGACGAGAGAGGCCCCTCTACTCTGATCTTCATTAGGGGACTACCACTGTACTTGCAACTCTAAGGTTGCGCGGTGCGGCTGGCGCTTGCGTGTCAGCTTGAAGGCACACCTGATTCGAGTAACCAGACTCGTTACCAGACCCGTCGTAAGCAGTAACAACCCAGCACCAGTTTCCATCAGGAAGACCAACAACAGAGGCTGTGACTGTAGGCTTGACGATGGTCTGAATTAGAGCCTTGGTGCCTGTTGGTCCAGCTGACTGATACAGCTTGTATCCTGCAAGATCAGTCTCGGTGTTCGCATCCCATGCAAGGTTGACTGTCGTAGTCGCAGCAAATGAGGACACTGCGGCAAGAAGCGTCATGACTACGAGGACTGCGAAGAGGTACTTCGTTCCCTTTGTCATTTGCATTCTCCATTGATGATTGTCACACTGACACTCTTCTGTTCCCGCAGTGTGACAAAGAGCATCGTCGCTGTCTGCACCAGCAGCGCAAGTATAGCAACAACGACCAAAAGCCGCATTGATAGCGGCTCTACTTTCTTGAAGATCGTTCGCTTTTCAGTCATCTCTTCTTCCAGAACTTCAACTTGTCGATAGCTGCTCCGATTAAAACAAAGGGGACAATCACGATCTTTGCCCACAGAGGCGCGCCGTCTATTGGACTACCAGTCATAACTTCTCCCTATTGCAAGTGCTTGCAAATCAGCCCTGATTGTCGATATCAAAGGGAATGTAGCTTGGGTCCATCATGCGACGAACGTCATCGTAAGACGGCGGATTCCAACGCTTCGTCGGAGTCTTCATTGCTACGAGAAGTCCTGCATCCTTTGCTTCGACGTACTGCACTTCGATAGCTTCTAGACCATCTTCAAGCATCTTCTTCTGAAGATCAGCGTCAGCAACACCAGTCACCTGTTCAAGGAGCTTCCACACCATGTCGTCAATTGCATTGCTCGTACCCTTCGTCCAGTTGTCCATTGCACGATTGACTGTCTCGTTCGCAACGGTTGACTTCAGGATCTGCCAGAGCAAGCTTAGAATTCCAAGTAGATTCATTTCCTATCTCCTTTGTTTACTGGTGACGGACTATTGCATCCCCGTTAACACTGCGTCTAACTTTCAAGGGAAGCCACCCTTCCGAGTGGCAGTCCAGGCAGAGTGGTCTGAAGTCTGCTGGACGACCATTACCTGGATAGTAATATCGCAGCATCTTCAATCTAATGTCTGTTCCGTGTGGATCGTGGCAAGTGGTGCAGCTAATAGCACCAGTCTCCCTAGATAGCGGAAGGCTTCGTGGATGGATTGTCTCGGTTGGCATTAGGCCAATCGGATGAGTGGCAGACATATCCACTTCTACGTACTTGCCCGTGCTGATATCGACCATCGACACATAGCCCGTAATCTTCTTATGGCAAGAAATGCACAGCGCGGTTGCTGTTCTCATCGTCTTCAGACGGTCATCTTCCATCGTCTTTAAGCGGTGAGCGCAGACTCCATCTTTGGTGATGGCTATAGCATGAGGCAGTGGTTCTCGTGTCAGCGGATCATGGCAGCCAAAGCAACGCGCGTCACCATCCCCATCGCCATCTCTCCCACCCTCATGACAGTCAAAGCAATGGGTAACTGAGTAGTGCGGACTATGCGGTCCCTGAAGCCGCTTTACACTCGACCAGAGGAACCACACTGATATTGATAACATGCAAATTGCTACGAATCCAGCAAAGCGAATTGGGAGTCGGGTCTCCCAGATCCTACGTCCGAGAGTTCGCACCTTCTTCATTACCTCCTCCATCACTTGCCCTTATTGATCATGTAATACAACTGGAAGAGTAGCGCAATGCCGGTGAGAACCCCGGAGGTAACTACTACCATCATTACCTTCTTGTAATTATCCATGAAAGAACGCGCCCACATAAGAACAGCATCGTTCTCTTTCTTGTACTTGGTGAGTTCTTCGACATCACCTTCAAGAGCAGTGATCCTGCCCTCTAACTTGGTGAAGGCGACAGCACGGGCGGTATCGGCAGATCCGGCGTTTGCTGAGGCGAGTGCGGAGGCTATGGTAGCCGCCAGTTCCTTCTTTTCCTGCTCATCCATCTATACTTCCTCCCGAAAGGCGGGGTTGAACCAATATTCAGATCCGACCCCGCCCCCAGGATCGACATCAATATACCATATTCTTTATCAGATAGTCAGGGTAATGGTAGCACTCTCACTAGTAAGACTGATGTTACCTGCCGCATCCTTGGCCCAGCAATACAGTGTGTAATCTCCAGATCCAAGTTGCCCTTGAATAGTGTAGGTCGTAGCGTCAAAGGCTCCTGCTGCTACCCATCCAACATCATCAGGATCTGTGGGAGCAACATTGTCTTCTGTGATCATGAAGTGTGTGGCACCAACTGCGTCAGTAGCAATCCCGCTCGTCGGAATTACGCCATAGGACGTTCCAGTTGCTGGGATAAGGAACGTGTCCATTACAGGAGCAACAGTATCTACTGCGAGGATCGGGAACGCCTCCTCAAAGTAGCTACCACCAGCATCCGTGCTGCGGATACGAACGCTGTAGGTGCCAGTCACAATGGGTGCTTCTGCAAAGTGGAGTTCGTCAAGATTATCGCCAGCGATAGTGAATAGGGCGTTATCCGTATCTCCGGCCCCAGCCACGATAGTGTAGACAAACACATCACCGACATCAGCGTCAGTGGTTGTGAGTGTACCTACACCAGTGGTTTCCCCATCAACTTCAAGGCTGCTATTAGCTATCGCAATGTCAGTTGGTGCTGACACACTTACACCGAGAACTAGCGGGACATCTATACTGTATGTGAATCTGTCTCGCACTCTCACTCTGATAAATTTATATCCAGCTGTCAGTTGATTGACTGCATAAAGCTCATCGCCACGAATCTCGAATAGCGCGTTGTTAGTATCGCCAGCACCAGACCGAAATTCAAATCTAAATCCATCCTTCTCATATGGATGAGATACGATGAATTTACCGACTGAGCGTAACGGCTTTGCCCAAGCAGTTTCTACAGTTCCTGGGAAAAGAGAAAGGGCAGTTGGTCTGTAATGAACTCTGAAGTCGTGATAGATGAGACCTTCTGGTACTTGTAGGGGATTACCTACCGACTCTTGAGCCAGTCTCACATCGGCTGTTGGGTACCCGATAGTTATTGGGATCTCCGCCAACAGCGAGAATCAGCGCAGCCTCTCCAGCCTCGTGAGAGAATCCCTTGTTTGGACACACGGAGAAAGGAGTACCCAACGCCGCGTTCACTTCTCCAGAAGCGTCTACAATAAGATCAAGATCCGGGCCGGTTCTGTCTGCTGATGATACGCTTGCCATTGTATTAGTCTCCTTACGCTACGCGGGACACGGAGTGAATGATCATACCCTCTGCGGTCTTACAGGGCGGTCCATCATAATTGCAGGCGAGTTGTGCTTTTGTGGGAAATCCAAAGGTGATCTCAGGATTTCCAGAAAGTGGAACTGAGAAGTTGTGAGTCATGGGAAGAACCCCTTTTGGCATATCACTGGCTTCCAGCGCAACAATGGTCAACGTCATATCAGTTGCGTTTGGAATAGAGATGGTCAGCTTGTACTTTGTCCCAGAATAGAATCTCAATTCAGCTCCTGGTATTACACCAGTAGGGTAAACGCTGGCTCCAGCGGAATTGGCGTAGTCGCCACCAAAATCCAGAACTCCGCACGGTGACAAAATAAGACCAATGCTTTCTATTGCTCCAATGATCGTATTACATCCCTTGTCGTTTTCCTTCCACCAATCACGGGGAGGAGTGAATACAATCTCTGTGGCAAGCGGGGCTGGGTCGTAGACTACTGGAGGATCTAGTACGAAGAATCCGTTCTTATGACAAACGTGAAATGGAAACACAGGAGCTGCATTAAGTGCAGTGTCCGCAAGAATAGTCATATCCGCTGGGGTTGTATCTGCTGCATTAAGCATTTTGATTCTCCTTAAAGATCGTTGCCCATTGCGACAACGCGGGGACGCCAGTAGTTCTCAGGATGAACGCCGGGGCGGGGGACTGGCATCTTGCCCATGCCGAGAGTGAAGTTGGTCATAGATCCTACGATAGCAATCGCATCAGCTATCCCAGATACAAGGTTGTTATCCGGGATAATATTGAGATTAGTTTCAATACCAAACTTACCAGTACCGCTACCTCCCAGATAACCCATTCCGATATATCCACGTATGGCGGTCTCTATGCTCCCCTTATCGACAAGATTAGCGACGAGATACTGCCCAACAGTTTGATTAGTGGCAACTTCGATAATCTGGGTAGGATCTGCCGCACTGCGATAGAAGAAAGTCTCGGCAGTCAACACGAATTCAAATCCCAGGTTTGAACAGATGGTGTTTGGGTCACAGGCGGTGAAAGACTTGTTGCTATCGTGTCCCCAGAGAATTACGCAGTTTGGATCATAAAGTTCTTCTGGTAGTTTTACGGTGTAGAACCAAATGCACGGCCAGCTACTATTGATCTCTTCAGCAATGGGCATCTTGAAAACGAAGCTTTCGTTGTGACCCATCTCTTCTTGATTGAAGTAGTGCCATGTGAGACGGGTTTCTACATCCCAAGGTCCCATGTGTGGCGGGACGGGCAGGGTCTGGGTGGGTTTGGTCTTATTGTCTGGAATTGAGAAAGTAGGCATGAGAGTATTCCTCCTAGTTATGCTACAGAAATTGAACTGTAGATCAATCCACGATTGACCCCCGGAGTATTTGCTTCCGTATATAGTGGGGGATAAAGCGTGTGGAGATTTGGCCATCCAAAGTAGATGGTCATTGGGAAGATTCTACTCGCAGTGTACGTTGGATCAACCTGTAGAATTAGAGTTGAAGTTATAATGCTCTCATCAGGAGTGCGCCCCGGCATTGTTTCAGTGATTTCAAGAGTCCAATCCGACTCGCCAACTACAGTAGCTGTTAGGGAATAGCTTACTATGAGACTTGGCACTATATGTTCAATGCTACCTGGTCGTAGGAGTCTGACAGAGGGTTCTTCTGGATAATTAAGATCGAAGGAGTCCGAGTCTGGGTAGTAAAGAAGCCACCTATTCTGAGTAGTAGAGAAGTCCAACATTCTTCGTACATTGTTTACGCCATCGTTATAGAGAGGACCAACTCCCCAGAACAAGCTTTGCAGATCCTCTTCCCGCAAGGTTGCTCCCAATTCAAAATTGCTACATGAGAATTGTAAAGTCTTGCCGTGAGCTAGAGGCTCGGCAATCTGAATGGTTGCATTTGGACGGATCATAAAAGGACTGTACGGAGTTACTGAATTAACAATGGGTATCGTTATAGGTTGAAACGATTGGGTCATTATTGACTGTGCCATGCGAGCAGCTCCCTTCTTCGTTGTGCAATTAACTCCACAGTGTCGAAGAGAGCCGCCCGCTCGGATCGCACTACAACGATATTACAACAATGCCAAGTCCTTAGCAAGCATGTCAATGGGCACTTCGAACCCAACATAGTCGGGATTGACCCACCCCGTCACTGGCCCTAGCGAGAAGAGGGTTGCGACTTCGACACTCTGTGGTTGCATCTGATGGATGCGCTCACAGATCACGTAATTGACAGGCCAATTGCCAATTGCGTCGAAGACTACGACTTTTCTACCCTTAATCGCATGAACACTGGGCGGGGAGACGATGGAAACCCCTGGAATCCCATCAGTTGATGTCAAATGTACCCCGATTCCCACTGAAATATGCAGGGCAAACTGGTCTTTTAGCTGCTTTTCGAACAGTTCATAGTACGGTTTTGACTCTGGAAGCACGAAAACAAGCGTGAAAAGAGAGCGATAACGACCATGGATTTGCTTTGCAAGCACTTGCAGAGCGTCTAAAACTTGCTCTTTTGACAGTGGAAGGTCGGTCTTTTCGAGTTTTGCGATCACTTTTTACCCCCATTTTCAGCTATTTTACCCCTATTTCCAGCTGGTTTTGCACTGGTTTTGAGCAGTGGACGTTGTGGAAATGACTTCCAAATGCGACTTGGGTTCAATTTATAGCGATCTCCCTTCTTGGAAATGCTGAACCACCCCGGCCACAGGTGACAAAGCTTGCGCCACTGGGCTACTCGACCCCCGGATTGGTAGAATTCAGTCAATCCACCCTTGAATGCCTCTGTCGGTGCTTTCTCACAGAGCAATCTGTTGAAGAGTAGCGTACAAAGACCGAAGCGCAGCACTTGTAGTGAGTAATCAGTGTCATCAATGACGCCGTTGCGCCATTGCACGGGGATGTTGTTGAAAACAAGCTGTGCGCTACTGATCACTCGATTGATTGAGACGTCCTGTCGTGCAGAGAACGCATAAGTTGCGTAAGAGAGACCAGCGATGCCGATGTTGCTGAACTTTGAGCAGAACATCTCTGCTTCGTCAAACAGTTCAGACGCATTTGTCAATACATTGCGGGTTCCTACTCTCCTTCTGAATGAAAGTATGTTGTCGTCCAGCTGCCAATGAGAAAACTCACCCAACGAGAGCGAATACGCTTTCACAGAGCGACGAGAGTACGCAACATTCATGTCATTCGCAGCGAGAACGACAATATCGCTGTTCGGAAAGCATCTTCGATAGTCTTTCTCGTCTTGAGGCTCTACTACAAGCGTATATTCAGTCTTCTGCTCGTCTAAAATGCGTGGTGTAGTCGCTGTGGACGCTCTTTTACGAGAAGGAATGTAGATGTGACTCATGATTTTACCTTGTCCGAGGGCTTCAAACGCTTCAATTTCATGCCATAATTGTTCACGGAAGCTCGTGGAGGCAGCACTCCTTGCTTGCGAACGAGCTTCATTTTCTTAAAAGGCGTGTAATCCACGAAGTGATGCCAGCGTCCGTACTTCTTTACAAGCCTTGAAACGTCAGGATGCAGCTGAACTTGCATCATAGACTTCGCCAAAGTGCCCTCTTTTGCGTAGAATTCAGCTGTATTTCCACCCTTTACAGTCTGCGTGGCGACTTTACCTTGCAAGAAAGCGTTGAATTGCACGGTGCACCAGCCAGCTTTGAGCATCCTCAAAGACAAATCAGTGTCTTCGTTGTAGCGTCCACGCCACCTGAACGGAGTATCGTTGCGAATCAGATTGCACGAGTAGATTCTCGTGTTCGTCACGTAAGGTGGGCGCTTAGATCTAGACGGTACGAAGAAGCGGTAGTTAGGACCAGCCATCGCAAGATTGATATAGCGTTCGCAGAAGTCTTCCATCGCTCGAAAGATAGAGCCATCAGTCACACGAACGCGCATATTTTGATTCAGTCTAAAGAAGTGTCGAATGTTATCGTCCATCACCCAGTGCCACGTAGCCCCCGACTTGATCGCGTGATCCCATGCGAAGTTACGGGCTGCTCCCGGCCCTTTCGACTTCGTTGACCCCAGAGCATCGCAGGTGTCGTAGTCTGTCTGAAAGCGTTTATCAAGTATGAGCACCTTACTCCTATCAATCACGGCGCAGTACGTCTCATACTCTTGCTCTTCGACAACGATGTAGTACGGCACGTGCAACTCTTCAAGCGTTCGACTCGTCATGCGCGAGTCAGCACGATTCTTACTGACGATGTAGATCGGATGCTTCGGATTCATTTCTTCTTGCGCGTCTTCTTCGCAGGAACGACAGGCTCGTCAATCTCTTCCGGCTCTTCGACTTCATCAGCAGCGTATCGCTTGTCTTTGATAGGCGCGTGGTTGGCTTCGGGATACCACAAGAACTTCGTCTTCTCAGTAATGTCTTTGTTCAGCAACTTTGCGAATTTCTCTACTGACTGTGCGTCAGGAAAATGAATCACAAGAGAACGATACGCTTCTTTCGACGGCTGATTGAACTCGGGCATCCCAGACCACTCATCGTTTGCATTCCCCGATACAGTCTCTCCGGTCATCGTAGCTAGCAAGTTCTCGTACTGCGACATGTCAAAGCCGGTGAGATCAAGATTGAAGTCTGCTTCTTTCAATTCAGCAAGCTCAAGAGGGAGCATTTCGAAATCCCACTCGCTATCCTCGTGAGATCTATTATCCATCAACCGATAGGCTTTCGCTTGAGACTTCGTCAAGTCTTTCGCAACATGCACAGGCACTTCAGTCATCTCTAACTTCTTAGCAGCAGCTAGACGAGTGTGCCCTACGACAACGACGCCTTTGTCATCAACGACGATGGGCTGTCGCCAACCGTACTCAGCGAGAGATGCAGCAACTTTGTCTACTGTTGCTTCATTGTGTCGTGGGTTACGAGCATAGGGTATGAGCTTGTCGATGGGCCAGACTTCGATCTTCAACTCAGTCGTAGACACTTGTTTCTTCTTAGACGCAGATTTTGTAGAGACTGCTTTTGCCATGTTCACGCCCCCGTTAGATGTTGTAGAGCAAGTTTACCCGAACTAGAGGTGTGCGTCTAGCGCATTGCAAGTACTTGCAATTCGTCAATGTGCTGTCATGGAATGTTTGTCAATCACGGACCCCGGACACGTCGCCTGATACCACATTTATTACTTAGAGGGCTCGCGTGAATCGCGCACAGTATAGCACTTGACGCTCTTGTGACTCGAATAACAATCGACGCTGATAACGCAGCAACGTATGTAAGCAGCGCGGTAGTTGTGCGCTGCCCCGCTCTTTGACATAGGGCAGCATTGCAAACTGCCCCCGCGAACGTCGAAAGACGATTCGCCCGCGCACAAACATCCTGTACGCGCTTCTTGTGTAGAGGGTGCCCGTAGCGAGCGCACTACGGAGTCCCAAATGCGGCGATTCGATTGTCGAAACTGCCGGGTAGGGGCTGTAATCAGAATGCCATCGGGGCAGATCCTGAAGGTACCCACTTTCGATTCTGTGGGTGCTGGTAGCGGGGCAACCTGCCGTTCATACCGAGGGCCGAGATTACAGTACCTGACAAGCCCATGGGCAGGGTGTCGTGATTCCGCAGGGACAGGGGGGGAGTATCGGGGGCAGATTGTAGTCTGCCCCTGCTACCCCTCTACCGAGCATCCAGGGTGCCTGGGTGTTGGGTAGAGCGGTAGACAATCCGCCGACCACCTTTGACACCCATGGGTAGGGTGAGGTGGTCAAACCAGGAGTACCACCATGAAGACGAATCGTTTCGTGATCGGCAAGGCCTACGGTACCGAGTCCACCGTGTACGTTGCTTCGGGCATGTCCTTCCACCTGCCCCATCGCCCCGCTGACCTCGCGGCTACCACCAAGCGCCTGGTTGCCGAGGGGCACACCGAGTACGCCATCGCCTGCTACTGGGACTATATGGCCAAGAGTGGTCAGCTCCAGGCCGCATACGTGTACGGCGCTGCTGGCCGCACGGTGGCACAGAAGGTGGCAAAGGTGGTCGAGGTCGAAATGATGAAGGAAGAGAATCTCTTGATGTCGGGTGCCATGATCTCCGATCTGGCCTAGTACCACGCAGAGGACAGGGGTGCTCACATAGGCCCCTGTAATGCGGCAGCACGGTTCCAAGCCCGTGCGCGGTGCCCATAGGGGGCACTATGCTGGTATTCCCTGATGTACTGGGGTACATGGGTGTACGGTACCGCCTACCACCGTATGCCTGGGTATAGGCAGGTGGGTGCAGGAGATTTCCTCATGTCCAAGGTAGTAGTGGTAGAGGTCCACGCCGACAGTAGTAATCACACCACCACGGCTGTACTGGCATGGATGTCACGCGGATTGGTGCAGGGTATGGGCCGTAAGGTGGGCATATCGGCACAGGCACGGGTGTATTCGGCCACCATGTACAAGTTGGAGGACCCCGCTGGGTGGACCATCACCAGCAGGACCCACAAGTTGGTAGTGCGTACATCCGAGGGTGTGTTCCACTTCTACCAGCAGTACGGTGGTGGGTGGAACTGGACCAACATCGGCCGAGGGGTGTAGGGCAATGAAGATGGCACAGGCTTCCACGCGGTTCTGGAAACGCACGCGGATCTACTGGTCTCGTGATGGGTACATGGTCAAGTGGGCAAAGCAGCACCGCGACGGATGGGGTGGGGACCAGACGTGGATCATGAGGACCGCCGCAGACTGTTACAGGAATGGCTTGGAGTAGGTAGACGCGGGAGAGGCCAGCGCGAATATGCGCTGGTGTAACCGCCCAGACCCGATGTCTCAAGGACGGGTCATAACAGCGGAACAGAATGGAGGTAGGAAGTGAAAACCCAGACATGGCGGGTTTACAACTCGCACCTTGCACACGGCAAGAGGATCCAGCGAAGTGCGCTGAACGGGCAGACGAATTTCCCGCAGTCGAAGGTAACGGAACGTGAAGTGCGGAAGATCATCAAGAATAACGGTATCGACTGGAAATCCTTGTCTCTCGGCGAGGGAATCGCGGCATACATCAAGTTGATGGAGCAGCGCCCCGCCCCGACCCCGGAAGGACCCGCGCGACGTTTGACGGACGAGCAGGAAGCCATGGCGTGCCGGGAAATGAAGATATTCACCCGCTGTTCCCGCACGTGTACGGAAGAGGAGAAGTTCGGCGGTTGCAAAGGTCGGAAGTTCTTCAAGTCCTGTGGGAGGTAGCAAATGAACTGGATCAAGGTCAAGGGCAGCGATCCTGCGGTCAAGGAGTTGCGAAAGGTGTTCCCGGAGTACAAGGGACGCACGTTCACCATCGAGGTCGAGGAAGCAATTCACATGGACGGGTTGTACTCCGGCGGTGGGACGTTCAGCCAGTACATCGCGGTCAATATGGCTACGGGGGAGAGCCGCGAGAGCACGTTCCACCTCACCCACGCCCCGTGGTCGATCCCCGCTGAAATGGTCAATCCAAAGGTCCCGATCCCGCGTGGGACGGTCATCGTGGAGTGGATGCGGTTCTGCGGCAAGGACATGGGGCTGAGGTTCCACGTGCACCCGCTGGACCTGTGGCCCGCTCTGACGGCGTAGTACCGAGGGCAGGGGTGAAAGCCCCTGTAAGGCCACGCTGCAATCACGCGGCGTTCGGGTCCCAAGTCCCGAGAATGAAGCGCCTTGAGCCACGCAGGGTGCTGACGGCTGGCAAACGAGTGGTGTTGGAGGAGTAGAGATGGCTGACGAAGTTGGTCCGGTGTACAAGGCCCGAAAGGGCGAGTTTCGCGGGCATCCCTTGGCCGTGTTCGAGGCTGAGGTGACGTACACGAAGCGCGGCGAGGTGATCACCAAGACGGACACCTTGCAGTTCGGGAAGCGGAAGGCCGAGTCGATCATCAGGAACCTGAAGTTGGTCGCGGAGATCGCCGGGATGTCGATGGACGAGGTGATCACCGAGGTCACCTTGCAGATGGAGGGGTAGGGCGATGCTCAGGTACTGTTCGGACTGCGGGCACTGGTTCAACGCGGCGTACACCGATGAGTGTCCGGTGTGCGAGTCGGTCAACACCTCGTGGGATCTGCGGGAGGTGGCATGATCAGGAACTGGATGTCACGGATCGCTGTGATGGTGTGGATCTGGGTCATGGTGTGGATGGGCATGGCGGAGTTGTGTAAGTAATCCATTGCGGTATGGGGGCGGCGTGAGGGCCGTGCTCCATACCAGAACGGATTGCAAGTGCTTGCAATACGCCTGATGGAAACGAAGGGAGGTGATACTGATGATGGTCACAGGTAGCAGACCGACCTACCGCGAGGACGTGGACAATCACGCCACACCGGAGGTATCGGTGCGTCCCAAGATGTACGAGGTATTCGCAGTCGATGGTGCCCGCATGATGGGCACCACGGAGCGCAGGCTGGTCGAGGGCTTCATACTCTCCGGCTTGGTTGTTCTGTTCGAGGGTCACAGGGTTTTCTAGCACACCACAGCCAGCAAAGGAGAAGGGAGGTGAGAATGAACCTGAACGGTGAGGTGCCAACGAACCGCAGTGGGTGAGGTATCAATGAACCATGTAGTCAACCACAAGGAGAACCATACCATGTCGAAGAACAACCAGAAGGCCAAGAAGGGCAACGCCGTGAAGCACGAGACCACCACGCCGAAGGCGGCGCACACCAAGCACGTCGAGCCCGTCGAGATCGAGGTCGTGCCGAAGGCCGCTGTGAAGGTCGAGAAGAAGGAGAAGGTGGTCGAGGCCACGCAGGTCAAGTCGGTCACGAAGGGCAAGGGCACGGTGGTCGAGCACGACGGCGCGTGGAAGGTCGTCAAGTGCAAGGGTGTCGAAGTGGCGTTCCCGCACCGCCCCGCCGACTTCACGCACCGCACGAAGGCGTTCCTCGCCAAGGGCAAGACCGTCGAGCAGATCGTCGGCTACTGGAAGAAACTGATCGAGGTCAACGGCCTCGCGTCGGCGTACCAGAAGGGCGTCCCCACGGTGATGCCCGAAGCGAACAAGATGGTCACGATCTAAGGAAAGGAGTAAGGCAGGGGGTTACGCTGCGCCTCGCACTATCTTGAAGGCGTGGCCTCCTGCCTGTTTCACTAGATTCCGAGCAGCATCCTGTTTTGTTATCATGAATGGAAGGATCTCTTTCAGAATGGATATGGCCTGTCTATCAGTAACTCTCCATCTCCATTGCGGAAGATACCCTATCTTTGCAGGTCTACGAAAGACCACTGTACCCCCATCGAAGAAGGTCTTGAGAGACAGGACAGTCTTCTCACAGGACATCTTCACTTCGATGCAGGGAGTCTTTGGTCTCTTTGTTCCTCTACTTGTGAGAGTGATGTGACCTTCTCCATCAATGAGTCCTGCGAAGTATGCTAGGCGGCACTTTCTATCTATGGTTTCCATGTAAGAATCTTACAATAAAATGGCAGGGTCGTCAAGACCCTACCTGCCTGTTCAAGCCTACGGCATCGTCGTGGTCTTGAACAGGCAGGTGTCAATCAACAACGGAGGCGAGGATGGGCAAACTGTATCTGATCCGTGGACTGCCAGGGAGCGGGAAGACCACCCGTGCAAAGGAGATGGTCAAGAACGGAGTGATGGACGTACACCTTGAAGCGGACCAGTTCTTCGAGGTGGGTGGTGAGTACAAGTTCAACCCCCAAATGATCGGGGAGGCCCACAAGTGGTGTCAGGCCGCTGCCGCTGAGGCGCTGGCTGATGACAAGAACGTGGTCGTATCGAACACCTTCACCCAGTGGTGGGAGATGGCCGAATACTTCCTGATGGCGAAGGAGATGTCGGTCAAGGTGCTCATCTGGGAGTGCAACGGCAGGTATGGGAGCATCCACGGTGTGCCAGATCACGCCATGAAACGGATGGAAGAACGGTGGGAGCCATACCTCCCGCCCCTGGAGGACGACTCCTTCATCCCGGAGGATGATGAGTAGACCATAGCAGGTGAGGGGCGCGTGCCGCCCCGATCCTAGTGTGGTTTGCAAGTGCTTGCAATACAACCCGAAGGGAGGTGAGGCAGACATGAGGACAAAGTGGCTGATGTACAAGACGGTGATGGTCGGCAGGAGGCGGGTGACCCATAAGGTGTGGTTCATCGTACATCCGCCAAGGGATCTCGTTACCATCGACTGGGTGTTCACGGGCAAGAAGCATACCGTGACGGTCGAGGAGGCGCGTCTGATCTGGCGTGGACTCCATGTTATGGGTTTCGGAAGCAACAGGTAGTACAACAACCAACGGAGAAGGAGAACGATGATGTTGGGAACTGGAACTGCACGGGTGTACAGCGTCGAGGTGATCCGCAAGGGACTGAACACCAAGGAGGCACGGCAGGCCACCTTCGATCTGCTGACCTACGGGGATGACAAGGCGTTCAAGCGCACCCTGGAGGTGTTCGCTCGCCGCTGGATGATCCAGGAGGCCGCGAAGTTCATCGACTGGCGCACCAAGGCGCTGGCTGGCACCCTGACCCGCAAGATGATCCGCTACTAACCCCACAACCACAGAAGGAGAATACATGGCAAACATCGGACTCCGGCAGCGCATCCTCGCAGCATCGAAGGTCACCGAGATCGAAGCCCTCCTGCTGGAGGGTAAGACGTTCAGCAAGGCACTCGCCAAGACCAAGCGGGCGTGGCGCAACGCGGCGGCCCGCCGCATGACCGAGATCAAGGCGCAGGCGTAGTCAACAACCACAACAAGTAAGGAGGCTGGAAAGAAATGATGGCTTTTCAGAAGACTGTCCGCGTTTACTCCACCGAGGTTGGTCGCAACCGTGCCACGGGTAGCCTGAAGTTGAATGGCTGGATCGTGGATGGCAAGGGTACGCAGGTGATCGAGGGTCACACCGTTTGGACCATCACCTGTCACAAGCCGTGGTCGAGTGTGTCCCGCCTGCTGAGGGCAATGTGCGCGGCAAAGGCCGCGTTCATCTCGGTCATGAACGGTACCGCAGCGGCGTAGGTAAGTTACAGGCGGGAGGGCCGTCCCTCCCGTATTGTTAAAGGGAAGACACCCAACGCTTCCCTTTAACAATACGTTGAACCTGTGACCTAGAGATTCCGACATCCTTGCTAATCTGTGTCTGTGAAACTCCAGCACCATGCAGGGATCGTATTCTCTCGACATCTTTGACATCTAGTTTTGACCTACCATTGGATGATCCTGAGTTTATGCCCTTCCTAATCAACTCAGGATGAAGGCAGCACCAGTGCTGACTTCCACTTGGGTTAGTACGAAGACCCATCTTGGTAGAGTGGTGGATATTCTCTTTGCAAGTCACCCACTCAAGATTCTCGACTCGGTTGTCAAGTTTGTCCCCATTCTTATGGTTTATTTGAGGGAGGTTCGAGGGATTGGAGAGAAATGTAAGTCCAACAAGACGATGGACTGATTTGTTCTTCTTCTCCTTTCCAAGCATAGTCTGTGCATATCCTCTGCTAGTTATAAGTTGACGTATCCTACCCGTGCTGTCTCTCCGCACTCTACCTAATGTTGAAATGGAGTATTCTGGAAACTCATCAAGTACCATCCACTTTTCACGCATCACAATCTCCTTTGTAGTTTGGAGTATAGTAGCACATCTAAAACTGAGGAGCAAGAAGGTGAGGGGCGAACCGCTTCGCCCCGATCCTTGAGCATCTACACCACAACAAGGAGGGAGGTGATACACAATGGGAAGCATTGAAGAGACCAGTCTTGGAGCCGACCAGCAAGGGGAGTTCTTCGGGGCAATCGTGCCCTACCTTCAGAAGAAGGAGACGTTCCTCACCGAGGAGCGCGTGAAAGGCGATGCCATCTACATCTGGGTGGACGGGAGTCGTGGCACCATCCTGTGCGCGGCGATGACAGACAAAGGGTGGAAGGTGAGGAGGATCAACTGATGGTCACGAAGACAGTCAAACCGAAGCCGCTTATGGACGTCCTGTTCAAGGCAGTAGCGGTACCTGAGTCGCTGAAGGATGAGCGGCTCGAACGGATGATCGTGAAACTGGAGGAGTACACCCTCAAGTTCGCCACCGACAACGGGTATATCAAAGAGATAATAAAAGACCATCCCAGTCGGGAGCAGTTGCTGGCGGAGATGTGCAAGGAGTTGGGCGGTTGCATGGAAAAGAGGTTCCGTGCGTACACCGAACTCCTGCTGGAGATCAAGTTGCCGCCCTCGACCAAGAAGATCAGCAGCGGTGACGAGGTCAGGTACGTCAAGTACAGCGTGGTTGTGTTGCTGGACAATCCTAACAGTCACAACTACCCGCTGCATCAGCCTCTCATGCCCACCTCTTCTGGTGAGGGTGGCTGTGTGCGGTGCTTCTACGGCAAGGGTTCACAGGGCAACTGCCCACCTTCTGAGAAGGACTCGGTTCGACCCGCAACGAAGGAGGAGATCAGGGAGTTCGCCAAGGAGTTCATCCAGTCCAGCCCCAATACCTACGTCACGTTCCTAACCGCAGCATAGGAGGAGTACAACATGAGCACCACGAAGAACGGCCGTATCCGCAAGGCTCTCAAGTTCAACCTTCGCAAGATCGACTCCAACACGGAGGCCGAGCGTCCTCGCATGAGCCAGACGGCAAACTGCACCGTCTACACCAAGGATGCCGAGGGCAAGGTCAACAAGACCTCGACCACCATCGTCATCGTGGTCAACACGCACGGGCGCAATGCCCGCCGTGCCAAGGAGATCGAGCGCCTGAACGAGGCGCTCAAGGGCGGCAGCAAGAAGGGCCGCATGAGGAAGTTCGCTCACAAGAAGGACAAGGCGAAGGAAGACAAGCCCAAGAAGGGCAAGGGCAAGAAGTAATCCTCTGAAGGTGCGGGGCAATCGGCTGCCCCAATCCTTGAGCGGATTGCCTATTGACGTTGAGTGTACATATAGTGCATACTGTGGTCAAGGAGGGCAGCATCATGCCAAGACCACGGAAGTACAATTTCAACCTATCGTTCTTCAAGGAGATCGACACTCAGGAAAAGGCGTACTGGTTAGGTGTTCTATTTGCTGATGGGAACATCAATACCAGCAGGAACAGAGTTACCTTGTCTTCCATAGATAAGGAGATGATCTGGTACCTTAAAAGGTCACTCGGAAAGACCGCCCCCATTAAGAGCCTCCCCCCTAATGGGATGCACAGACGAAGGTATTATCTTGATTTGTGTAGTAAAGAGATGATGGACGATCTTATTAGGCATGGATGCGGGCCAAGGAAGACATTTGTGATACTACCGCCAGTTCTTGATCCAGAATTAGTAAGACATTTTATTAGAGGACTATGGGACGGCGACGGTACTGTGGATAAGAATGGAAAGAACACATCGGTTGCCGGAACTAAATCTATCTTGGAATGGATTAGAGATGTACTTCACCGTGAACTAGGGCTGTTCCTTAGAAAGATAAGACCACGACCAGGGTGCTACATTCTGGACTATGGTGGAGCAATCACTATGGATAAACTTAGGACGTACCTGTACAAGGACGCGACGATCTTTCTTCCACGAAAGAGAGACAGGTTCTTTATTACCAAGATAAAGAACCCAAACTATAGAAGGAAGTAGTATTGCAAGTGCTTGCAATACTCAAGGGATGGAGATGCGTTTCCATCCGTTAGTGTAAAGTTTCTTCCTCTCGTAATACTTATGGTTAGGGTTCTTCACAACTCCGGTAAAGAATCTCTTTCTCTTTCTTGGCAAAAAGACTGTGGCATCTGTATATAGGTATGTCCGCAGTCTATCAAGAACGAGAGACCCGCTGTAGTCTAGGACATAGCACCCTGGCTTCTTACGAACCTTACGAAGAGGCAAATCAATGCTCTGATTTAGCATCTGCCTGACCCATTTAAGAAGATCCTCTGTCCCGGCAACAGACGCTTGTGAACCGTCTTTTAAGACGGTTCCATCTCCGTCCCATAATCCTCTAATGAAGTGACGCACTAAGTCTGGAGCAATACTAGGAGGCTTTATCTCAAAGGTCTTGCGACTTGTACATCCTTGTTTAACCAGGTCACTTACCATCTTCTTACTACAAAGATGGATATAAAACCTTTGCTTGTGCATTCCTTTGGCTGGAATACTTTTGATCGGAGATGTTCTTCCAAGAGCCGACTTCAGATTTCTTATTAGGATCTTATCTATAGACGATAGGGTGACGCTGGTATGAATAGAGTTGATGCTACCATCAGCATATAAGACGCCTAGCCAATAAGCCTTTTCAGGTGTGTTGATCTCCTCAAAGTAGTCGAGGTCAAAATTGTACTTACGAGGTCTTCCTTGAGTACTAGGCATTTGTTTGCCCTCCTTGAATACATTATGTATTAGATGTACGTCGAATGTCAATTGGTACTCTGAAGTCCTGTAAGTCCTAAATTTCATTAAGGAAAGGTGGTGGTCTGCTTGAACCAATGAAGGCTGATGAAGCGCCAAGTCGGGGACGGAACTGGTCTACACCAGCCCTGACGGCTCCCTCTGGGGGGAGTTGATAAAAGTGAGAGTTGCTGACTCACCTTCCTGAGTAGACAGGTTGATACGACCAACTGATCCGAACGGACAACGGTCAGTCCGATTACCAAGTAGAGACAGGCGGGTGTCTTATGTCATTTTGGCATAAGCAACACGAGGCTGCGGCTTACGGGAAAGGCAGCACCGAAGTTCCTCACTTCGGTGATACCGGTCGGGCAAGCACGGGCTGTCCTAGGAGACTCGGTGGTAGCACACGCCGCCACGACAAAGCCCGTCAAAGGAAATGAGGAGGAGTGGGAAGATGAACAGGAAGATCGTATTCGGTCTCGCTGAGGGCAAGGCCAAGACGGCTAAGTTGCTCGGTGGGAAGGGGTACGGGTTAGCAATGATGGCCGATCTTGGGATTCCCGTTCCTCCAGCTTTGACCATCGGCACTACGGTCAGTCGCTCGTTCAGGCAGTATGGTGTTCTGCCGCAGCGGCTTGCTACCCAGTTGCACGTTGGTCTCAAGAAGCTGGAGGAGCAGACGGGGAAAGGGTTCGGTAGCATTGACAACCCACTCCTTGTGAGCGTCCGTTCTGGGGCACAGGTCTCGATGCCGGGGATGATGGACACCATCCTCAATCTCGGCATGACCCCTGACATCACGAAGGGCCTCGCTGAGAAGGTCGGAAAGGCTGTTGCTTACGACTGGTACAAGCGGTTCCTTATGATGTTCGGTAGCACCGTCTTTGACATTCCCATGAAGGACATGGAGGTCACCGGCTCTGATATGGAACTGGTGTGCGACTCCATCCGCAACGTCTTCAAGGAGAAGACGGGGCAGGAGTTCCCGGATGATCCGATGATGCAACTGTCCCTCGCTATCATCGCGGTGCTTCGTTCGTGGAACTCTGATCGTGCCAAGTTGTATCGCAAGGAGTACAACATCCCTGACTGGCTCGGTACTGCCGTCAACATCCAAGCGATGGTGATGGGCAATCTCGATGAGCGGTCAGGAACTGGCGTCGTGTTCAGCCGCAACGTCGCCACGGGTGAGCCCGTGATGTACGGAGAGTGGCTCACGAAGGCTCAGGGTGAGGACATCGTTGCTGGTATCCGCACCCCCATGCCGATCAGTGAGATGGCACGTTGGGATCTCGCGATCTACCGTCAGCTGGAGTTCTTCGTCAGCAAGTTGGAACAGAGCCTGAACGATGTGGTGGACATTGAGTTCACCGTTGAATCGGGCAGACTGTTCATCTTGCAAGTCCGTAGTGCCAAGCGGACGCCCGAAGCCGCGCTGACTATCGCCACTCACTTCGTGTGGGAGAAGCGATGGGTGAAAGAGGATGCTGTCAAGCGTGGTCGTAAGTTCGCACAAGGGGTCATGCGTCCCTCGTTTACGGAAGAGGGCATCAAGGGCGCTGACCTCCTCGGAAAGGGCCTGCCGGCCTCTCCAGGGTGTGCTGTGGGGCAGGCTGTGTTCAGCGTGGAGCAGGCGAACGATGCGGTCAGCGAGGGCTACAAGCCCATTCTGATTCGCAAAGACACCAGCCCCGATGATCTGGAAGGTATGTTGGCTTCGGTTGCTATCGTTACGGCAACTGGCGGACTCACCTCCCACGCCGCAGTAGTGGCTCGTGGTCTGGCCGTGCCTGCTATCGTAGGTGTGGAAGAACTCTATGTGTACGATGACTACGCCCGTCTCGGTGGTGTGCGTATTGACCTGCAAGAGACCATCTCTGTCGATGGCTCTACGGGTCGCGTCTACATGGGTGCGGTGTCTCGTGGTGATGCTGGCAGTGCGAAGAAGGAGATCAACATCTTCCTGAAGTGGATGAAGGAACTGGAGCCTCCCGCCCCTGCTCCTCGCATCGACTTTATGTGGATGAGTAAGGTCACCCACGAGAACACCCTGCTCAACGAGTTCTACCTCTCTGACGCTATGTATCAGGCGAGCATGGACACGCCGATGGCGGACGTGTACGCCGAACATCGCAATGAGGTCCACTACCGCACTGCTGAGCACCTCGCTTGCTATCTGGCAGTAGCCCTGGCAGGTGAGTTGCGTCATTCGTGGAACAAGGTGAGCACCGGGGGATCGTCTCCTGCTGGCTGTGGTTGCCCGATGTGTCAGGTCAAACACGGTAGAGTTAAGCAGGTGGACGTTGACAACGCTGGTGAGTACGCCCGCATGGAACTGCAAGACCGCTTTGGGGTCAAGCACGGCGGGGATCGTGGTGTTGCACAGACTAAGGTGCTGGACGGTCTGTCCAAGATGGATCTGAAAGGGCAGATTCACTTCTTTCAGATGGCAGCTGATGTCTTTGAGCACCTGAAGTGGGAAGGTGGGTACGGTGGTAAGAACTGGGTGGGCATCGCGAAGGCTCCCATCAAGTTCCTCACCGGGGAGCTGAACCACACGCTGTTCGCTGACCATGTGTTCGATCTGGAGCACAACAACGGATCGGTGTTCGGCAAGCACGTTATGTTCAGCGGCAATCGTGACAGGGTTAAACGGCAGTTGAACGAGAAGAAGAAGGCGAACGGTGGCGTTCGTGACCTCCAGCAGCGGTTGGCCGCTCTTGCGTCTATCCCGGCTCCGACTCTGGAACTCTACAACAAGGGCATCAAGAGCCGTCTCTGGTAGAAAGGAGCGCAACATGAGCTGGAAGGATAAGTTTATGCGTCGGAAGGATCGTAGTAGCAGGGAGCGCCGTGACAAGTGGGCCTGTACAGGGGTCATCGGCAACAAGGTCGAGGACAACGTACTGATGCCCGGAGTTGGTGTCGTACCTCGTAGCACGATGTACCCGTATGACAAGGGTAGCAACACGACCGTGAAGCACATGGGCTATGTCCCATCTACCTATGTCGCCCCGCCGCTGCATCGGCAGCACAAGGGCGATGTAATCCAGATCGGCAAGTATACGGTACTGGCTGGAGGAACTCGGGATCTCAAGTCCGAGGATCTTGCGAAGGCTGACATTCTCGTACCGCTGACGCAGGACATTCCGCTGATGTCATTCGGATCGGCGTATCGTGTTGTGGCTGCACCGCTCGTTGATTACGGCGGTGTACCTGAGGGTTGGGGCACGTTCTTAAAGGAGGTGATCGTACCACTCATCGAGGCTGAACATCTGTTGCTGGCGTACTGTGTCGGATCACATGGGCGCACAGGTACGTTCCTCGCATCGCTCATCGCAATCATGGAGCCTGAGACGGCTGATCCGATTGCTGCTGTGCGGGAGAGGCACTGCTACAAGTGCGTGGAGTCGAGGGCACAAGCAACGGCGATCTTTGCGCTACGGGGGGAGGCGCTGCCGGAGAAGTATGAGAAGGAGTTCACCACTACCATCTCCTACGGAGGTGCGGCTCAGTGGTGGGAGCACAACGGGGTCAACTACTATGGTCGTCATGGTGGTGGCCTGGACTTTGGCGTGTAATCAATTCCCTACGGGGAGAAGGAGTACAAAATGAACAAGGACAGCAAGTTCTTCATGGCCGGTACGGATGGTTCGGGTCAGTACGTTGTCATCGCGCTGGGTGAGCGTGGTCGCGTGGGTGCCCGCCGTCTCGGTGACGACAAGTACCGCATCCGCATCGAGCCCGTCGAGTTCGACGGTGATCTGCACGAGGAAATTGAGGAGCATCTGAAGGGTGATTGGAGCCATCCCGAAGACTCCGACCACCACCGCTTCTCGATCTGCTCCGAGAACAAGGTGCAGACGTTGGCGTTCATCTCAATGGCGCTCAAGGCCATCGGGGAGATCGAGGAGCTTAACCCTGAGGCTCCCGAGGAGTTCAAGGGCCTGCTCGTCACGCCGTTCAAACTGCCCACGGTGATGGAGAAGAAGTTGAAGGAGGCAACGGAGAAGGCTGACGCCATCATCGCGCTGGCTCAGTCTCTCGCCTCGATGCTGAACGATCTCCGCAAGTAGTCCATAGGTAGTTGAGTAGTGTCAGGTAGACCAGTGTTTACCTGACACTACTCTTAATGCCTGGGATTTAGAGATACCAAATCTCTGTCCCAACTTAGAACTTGAGACTCCCTCCTTAGACAACTGTCTCATTTGGAATACTGCTTCGCTGGTGAGCTTGGAACTACCATTCCTTGATCCAACGGCTCTTCTCTCTGGATGCTGTCTAGACCAATGCTTGTCCCCCCTAGGTCTGGCTACCAGCCCGAGTCGAAGGGCATGATTGGTATTCTCCTTGGCTGAGCACCATTCCAAATTAGACAAAGAATTGTTTAGTTTATTCCCATCAATATGATTTACTTGTGTGGCTCCCAGTTTCTTTGGAATAAAGGCTAATGCCATCAATCTATGGATTGAGTATCTTTTTCCACAAATGCCCACCACCCGATAACCGTGATGATTGACGCATCCCTTTAGGAGTCGTTTGTCTCTAACTCTAATTACCATGCCTTCTCTAGAAATCAAATAGCCTGGACATAAATCTATCGCTCTCATGGCTTCTCCTGTTAAGTTTGAATCATCTTAATTGGATATGATTGAACTGTCAATAGGTATTCGGAGGTTCGGAAGGGCGGGCCTTCCCGCCCTTCTTATAGAACGGATTGCAAGCGACTTGCATAACCAAGAGAGGAGGAGATAGTGACCATCAACTTGACCTGTCATTGCTGTGGCTATCAGTTGTATGCAAGAGGGAAGGGGCCGTACAAATGTCCACGCTGTGGTGCTAACCTTTCAAAGGGGAAGTGATGATTACTGCAAAGGAGTTGCGTAGACTGCCAGATGGGAAGACGACACAAAGCCTCGCGATCTATCTGAAGAAGTGGAAAGCAATCTATCAACCTATCGAAGAGGCTTACGGACTGAGGCTGATTGGATTCGATCCAGGACTTCTCTTTGCTGACGCAGACCACCCGCAATCCGCTATCGACATACCACTGTGGCTTGCGAAGCGCATGGTTGAAGTTGCAAGGGAGGGAAGATGAAAGAGGTCTTTGACCTACCTGTGCTGAGGTACCGTTCCAAGGATAATGACATCACCTGTGCTGCCAACTTCAAGACAGGAGAGGTGTGTCAGTTCTACATGACCAGCAACTTCGGGACAAAGGAGCTGTGCTTCTTTGACGAGGACAATCGTCTCTTCCGCAGGGATCATGTGACAGGGAAGGGGCACGGTTCGCTCATCCCCTGCAAGAAGTGCCCACTATGGAAAGGAGTAGGGAGGTGACAATCAATCTTTGTCTGAAACAAACCTCGATCAAGGAGATAGTAGTCGAGGCAACAGCAGGGTCCGTCTTTGGCAACTGCATTCGTGAAGGTATCGAACTCGCTGCAAAGGAGTGGGTGCCTGTGCGTGTCATCCACAATGACAAGTGTTGGCTCATCAAGCCCGAGGATCTTTGGGCTGCTGCGAAAGGCCCGGACAAGTAATGGCAAACGATTGGCCGCACATCAGAGTAGAGAAGGTGCAGATCAACGCACACTGTGATGGTGGGTGTGGGATGAAGTTAGATCCAGATGACCTCGCTCTCCACATTGAGGACATCGACACCCTCATCTTCATCTGCAAGAAGTGCCTATTCAATTTCACACAGGAGGCTGGAGGCTGACATGAAGGTATTTCCGGTTCTTTACAAGAAGACCACGACTGGCGCTATCCAGCAATGGACTATTTCCGTTGAAGAAAAGGAACTCTTTAACGCCAAGAAGGGCTCGATCAAGACCATCTATGGGCAACTGGATGGGGCATTGCAGACCACTATCGACATCGTGGGTAAAGGTAAGAATATTGGCAAAGTGAACGAGACCAATGCCTATCAGCAGGCGTGTGCTGAGGCGCAGAGCAAGTGGGAAGGCAAGAAGAAGAAAGGGTACGTCGAGAACATTGGTCTCGCGGAAGGTGGGAACATTGATCCCGATGTGATCGAGGGCGGTATCTTTCCGATGCTGGCTCAGAAATGGGCAGACCACAATCACAAGATCAAGTTCCCCGCTTTCATCCAGCGCAAGTATGATGGCGTCAGGTGCATCGCTGTCATCCACATGGGGAAGGCCACTCTCTGGACACGGACGCGCAAGCGGATCAAGTCCATGCCCCACATCGTGGCTGCACTGGAGAAGAACTTCGGTGATACAGTTCAGAACATCACCTTCGATGGTGAGTTGTACCTTCATTCACTGAAGGATGACTTCGAGCAACTGACCCATCTTGCCCGTCCGGGGGGATCTCCAATCGAGGGTGGGGAGAAGATCGAGTACCACATCTATGACATCATTACGACTCAACCTTACGAGGGACGACTGAAGTATCTGCTCAACATCTGGGCGAAGATGCCGAGCGATCACAAGAATCCTCTGGTGCTGGTCGAGACTCTGAAGGTCGAGTCGGTCAAGGATGTGAATGCGTACACCTCGATCTTCATGGACGAGGGCTACGAGGGCAGCATCGTTCGCAATTCTGAAACACCGTATGAGATCGGCAAGCGTTCGTATGGCTTGCAGAAGGTGAAGTTTCAGTCAGACTCCGAGTTCATCGTGACCGGAGTAGTTGCAGGGAGAGGCAAGATGGCTGACTGTGCTATCTTCAACTGCAAGACAGAGGATGGTAAGGAGTTCTCGGTCAAGATGAAGGGATCTCTGGAGTCTCTGAAGAAGTATCTCAAAGACCCATCTCTCGCCATCGGTAAGATGTTAACCGTTCAGTACCAGAACCTCTCCTCTGAGGGAATCCCTAGATTCCCGGTCGGTGTTACGCTCCGCGATTACGAGTAAGATATTTGATGGCCTCTCGGAGGATTGCTTTGTCTTCCTTAAAGTGCCCAATGCCTAGATTGCAGTGGGAGCAAAGCAATCCTCTGACCTTTCCGGTCTCATGATTGTGGTCTACATGAAATCTAGTATGTCCTCTTCCTTTTGGAGATTTGTCTGTACCACAGATAGCACATACCCCGCCTTGCTTTGATAACATCTTGTCATAATCATCTAGTGTAATACCGAAGAAACGAAATAGAACCTGACTCGCAACTTTGTCCTTATTGGCGTGATAATACTCTCTACTAGTTTGGAGATGCCTTTCCCTATTCTTCTCACGCCATTGCTTATTCTTTGCATTGAGAGCATCCCTTCTTCCTAATCTGTTCTTCTTGGACCATGATCTGATATGCTCCCGATTTAATGCTCTCCACTTCTTTGCATACTCCGCTCTTTTCTTTCTCATCTCTGGTGTGATAATCTTCGATGGCATTTCTAGTCTCCTAAATTAGCATAATTCTGAAACCCATAGTAGTATAACTGAGGGTTGAGTGGTCTGCAAGTAGTTGCAATTCAATGAAAGGAGGGACAATGGAGAAGCAAGACTTTGATGGAGAGAATGCCAGCAAGACGATACAAGTGTATCGAAGGCAGGGTAGCCTGAAGTCTCTATGTCGTGTGCGTGACTTGGCTAGAAGTCGGGCAAACAAAACGTCTACTTCTGATGGCTATCAATCTATGCTGGCACTTGCTCAGGATATAGACAAGATGATAGATGAGGAGACAAATGGGTAAGGCATTTGATTCCCTAATGAAGGATCTGGCAGAGACGCGGCACCGAATTGCCGACGCTGCGGAGACGGAGAGTGAACTGTCGGCAGTCTGTGATCGTCTGCGGTACAGACTGTCCATGCTTCGGATGATCGAGATTGATCTTGATTGCCGAGCAAAGAAAGAGTGGTCAAGAATGACGTTAACCAAGAAAGGAGCGCGTGATGGCAAAAGACTTTGACCGCGATGAGTACATGGAGGCGCACAACGATGGTGAGTTCATGGATCGTCCGCCAGTGACCTGCCCTGTTGGTGAACGTGATGACTGCCCACATTTTGTTCAAGAGGGTAAAGATTCAGACCCCAATGAGTGCGAGTGGTACTGCAATCACAAGGACATAGCCGAGGACGAACACGCCGACCAAGTTGGCTGTCCTCTGGATTGGGAGATCGAAGATGAAGATGAGTGAGGCTCTGGAGATTGTGTACGGGATGGCTGATCAATTCTGCGTAGCCTCCAGTACCTATTTCCCAGACAATCTCCACAAGGCTGAGACAGACAGGAAGCGTAGAGAGGCACTCAATATGGTTCACGACCTGATCGTGAACGAGTACGAGGAGGACTGATGGAACGCAAGATCATGGTAAAGGTGGAAGTCGAGCAGGATGAGAATGGGGTTGCAAAGCAGGGTAGCAAGGCGTGGATCACTACGAACTCCCCGCACAACAACACTGATGCCTCAGTGCAGGAGTTTGATAATGTCCACGATGCTCTCGCGGTGCTTACGGGAACAATTGTTCACGCCTACCTCTCCGCAGAGAAGATGATGAGTGGAAGTGGGCAGGTGGGACACGCATGAGCAAGACCTTTGTGTATGCGGACCCTCACTTCTCGCATTTTAACATCATGCGGTACGCTCAGAGACCGTGGACTGAAGTTGCAAAGATGGATAGTGATCTTATCAAGTTGTACAACACGGTCGTTGAGAAGGATGATGTCGTGTACTGGCTTGGAGATGTCACGCTCCAACCACCAGACAAAGTACACTGGCTGCGGCGCATCTTAGGTAAGATGAATGGTACAAAACATCTCATCTTTGGGAACCATGATGACTGGCATTGGCAAAGGTATCTTGATGCTGGCTTTCAGACTTGCCATACCTTCTTGTCTCTCGGTCCTCATGCCGTGAACTGGGGCGATGCGAAGAGATACTCTGCTGTTCATCTCTGCCATGACCCCGCTTGGGCACAGGACAAAACTGCTATGTGGGTTGTGGGCCATCTGCATAACTGTGCCTTTTTGGCCCCATCACATATAGCCGTAGTATCTGTAGAACTCACGGAGTATAAGCCCGTGCTTCTCGCAGATATTGTAGATGGCTACAGACCAGGAAGCGGTGTCCTTAGAACCGGCCCTAGGGTTAATAGAACTCCTGAAAACTGGAACACCTAGATATGCTTCCACTTCTTGCCCTTGGCAATCTCCCAAACCTGCTGGCGACTAACTCCGTATTCTTGTGCAATGGTAGTTGAGGATATTCCATAAGAATACGCCTCTCGTATCTTTGGAATGTCCTGCTCTTTCAATTTTGCATGACGATTACGGGAACCTCTGGCCTTCAAACCAGTGCGAGTGGCGTGCTCTTCATTCTCCAGATGAGTACACCATTCCAGATTGGAAGGTAAATTGTTAAACTTCTTCCCATCTATATGGTTCACTAGAGGAAGGTCGTTGGGATTGGGAACAAACTGGCAAGCTACAAGGCGATGAACCAACTGAGTACATCTAGTTCTTCCCTTGTAGAAGATAACCTGGGCGTACTCGCTGAGGTACTGCTTCAAGATTCTTCCAGCTACAGCACCAGCACCTCCTTCTTGACGCTTTACTCTACCGAGATTGGACACGCTGTAGTTTGGAAACTCTGTTATAACTCGCCAGTTCTCTTTCATGTGCTTCTCCTTGTGTTGTTTACAATAGTATAACTGAACCGACGGAGGTATTCAAGTATGGAGTTGACCGAGTACAAGCCTGTGTTGATACAAGATGTCATTGATGGTCTTCGTCCGGGGGAGACAGTTCTTCGCACAGAGCCGAGACCCAACCGCGAACCGAAAGAGTGGAAGGAATGAAAAGACTGTGGGAATGGTACAAAGAATGGTGGCCTCCTGTCACAATGGCCGTAGTAGGGACTCTGACTATAGTCCTATTCATCTACAAACTATCAACCATGCCACAAGAAAAGTGCATTCACGGGTACTTGTTCACCAACTCTTCACCTCCTATGCAGATCTTCACCGAGCGTGGACAGGGAATCAAATGTGATTGGGAGGGTGTGAAGTGATAGTGAAGCTGACCTTCAAGACCCCAGACGTTATCGACCAAGCCCTCGATCAGATGGCTGACTACGGGGTGCTACCTAGCCAGATGGAGTTGGCACAAGAGAGGCTCTACAAATGGATCAAAGGCGGGGAATATCTAACCGTCGAGTACGACACGGACAACGACATTCTTGAAGTGGTCGAAAGCAAATGAAAGTCCATGTGATTCACAGGCCGGGTGGGGTTGTAACTCACACGGACAATATCCATGAGATCGAGCAACTCCAAGCTGTGTGCCAACACGACTGGAAGCTATGGGAATGCAAGAATGACAAAGACACCTACTACTGCTGGAAGTGCCAGAAGTACAAAGTCACCAGATGCACCTTCGATGAAGACTTCAGTTAGCAAGACCTTCGATGACTTCTGCAAGGAGAACAAGGTGGCAGGAGAGGAGCGGCGCTGGCTGCTCATTCACCTGTTGACGATGCGAATGATGGAGATGATGGAGGGATTGAAATGAGCGACAGGATCAGATTGAATGACTCGGTCATCGACATGGTCGTGAAGATGGCAGAAGGCAACCCTGGCGCCGCTGTTGCTATGAGGGACATCCTTGACAACGCAGAGCGCATCGACCCTGACAACCTGATGGGTGGTATTGGTGTCATTCTCTATCTCGACACCTTCAAGATCTATGGCTCACGTATCTGGATCTTGTACAAGGATGTGTGCAAGCAGAACGTGACACACACCATCGCGGTTCTTCGGGCGACACAGATGGGGCACATCAGTCTCAAGACTCTGAACCATGCCATCGCCAACTATGGTGAAGGTATCTTCATGGATCAGATCATGGGTAACTTGCAGCAGAATCTCACCAACTTTGGAAAGGAGTAGGCAATGAAGAGACAGAGTGTGAAGGAGTACCGACGCAATCTGGTTCGTCTGACGGCAGCGTGGATGCTGGTGCTGGACGAGGACACGGATGTTGGAGCAACTGAGGAGTTCGACATGGTGGCTATTCGCAAGGCCAAGGACACTCTGCTGTCCATTGAGGAGGAGGTGATCGACTACGATAACGACGAGGACGAGAAGGAGGAAGAGAGGATCGAACTTCCCGACGAGTTCGTAGGCTGCGAGCCTGAGTTGCTCCCTGTTGGTCTGGAGTAATCATGAAGAGAATACTGGCACTAAGCATTCTTCTGCTCATTGGTTGCGGGTGTCAGCCTGAGACCAAAGAGACCACCCTGGAGTACAAGCTCCCTCCTGAACTCTCCGACTGCAAGGTGTTCAAGGTTGAATCAGAGAGGGAGCAGAACATCATCATTGTGAGGTGTTCCGAGAGCTACGTTACTACCAACTGGACGGAGCGACACGGTAAAGCCACACACCGCTACACAGTTTCTTCAAATTGAAAGGAGACAGACGATGGGTCTGGACATGTGATTTGACATTACCAGTAAAGTCTATTACCATGTAGCCATCTTAACTTAACAAGGAGGCTGCAATGCGTGGAAGAAAGTCAGACTTTACTGGTAAGAAGTTCTACTTCCTAACAGTCGTGAAGGCTGTGGGATCTACTGCTGACAAACACATCAAATGGCTCTGTCTGTGTAAGTGCGGTAACACAACTGAAGTAGCCTCTAATGCTTTGGTGAAGGGTACTACAAAATCGTGTGGGTGTTATTACTCTTCTCTCAAGAACGGCCATGTGCATAAGACTAGACGATACGAGGACACAAGGAACGATGTGCTTCTGAGGTATCAGCATGTGGCTAGAAAGGCAGGGAGGGAGTTCTCAATACCTGACGATGTATTCTTCAAGATGGTTCAACAACCCTGTCACTATTGTGGCACTGCCCCAAAGAGTGTGATGTCTACTCCGTCTTCCAAGAAGACTGGAAGGAAAGAGTTTGTCTACAACGGAGTAGACAGGGTGAATAGTTCGAAGGGGTACGTGAAAGGGAACTGCGTCCCCTGCTGCATAGTGTGCAACCGAATCAAGAACAACCACTCAGTAAAGTTTCTTAGGCAACACTTAACGAAGATGTTATCCAATATGAAAGGAGATTAGTATGGGACTCGACCAATACTTGGAAGGTGAAGAGACGTTCGACTACAGCCACCGCAAGAAGGTCAAGGGAGACATCGAGTTGAAGGGTCACACCTATCGACTCGGCTACTGGCGCAAGCACCCCAACCTGCATGGCTACATCGTGCAGGAGTTCGCCAAAGGCGTCGATGAGTGCCAGCGCATCGACCTTGAGTCGGATGATCTCAAGAAGATCCTTGAGGCCAGCGAGGCGGATGAACTGCCGGAGACTGCTGGCTTCTTCTTCGGTCATTCTTGTCCTGAAGACAAAGAGGAGACCAAGAAGATCCTTGAGGCTGCAATCGAGTGGCTTGAGAGCCCTGAAGAAGGCACATGGAGGAGCGTCTACTATCAGGCGTCGTGGTAATGGACAGACTGAAAGAGGATGTGCTTGAGTCCATTCGTATCGGTCTGCGCCATGCCCGTATGATGGTAGAGAAGATCCCGCTCACCAAGCAGGACGGATCGAAGCGCACGATTGAGGAGTACCAACAAATCCTCATCCATGCCATCCGGGAACTTGAACGAGAGGAGTTGCTGTGAACCAGAAAGGCTACACCACTATCGAACTGATAGTGGCTGTGACCACTATCCTTGTGCTGTGCATCATGGTCTATGGCGGCTATGTGCTACATCACTTCATCACTAAGTACTGGTAAGGAGGTACTATGCGAGACTTTCTAAGGTGGCTGTTCAACAAATCACCCACTGAAGTAGAGCGCCTGACAAAGGAGTTGGAAGAACTGAAGGAGCAGTACGAGAGTGTTTGCGAGGAGAACGAACACTTCCGCAAACAACTGGAACTCAAGAAGTAGACCCTTTAACTGAGGGGGCTACGGCCCCTTCACTTAAACGGTTTGCAACTACTTGCAATAGAAAGGAGGAGAGCATGGCTGGAGCAGATTGGATGATCAAGGAGTACGGGGAAGAGATTGCTGGAAAGTGCAGTGCGTGGAAGCGTCGGGAGTTGACCGTCGAAGGTCTCATTGCTTCTCACCGAAGGCAGCGAGAACTGCTGGCTGATCTGGATAAGGTCATCAGGGAGCAGCAGCAGTTGGTAATGGAGAAGGCTTACGATGACGCCTACAAGTTCGCGCATGAGCATGAGTGGTTCTCGAAGGAAGTTCTGAAGAGAATGACCCTTCAGGAATTGGCAGTAGTTCTCATCGGAGACCCGGACTGAAAGGAGACAACATGAGTCTTGATTTGTACTTTCGGGCAACGCGCAAGGTTGAGGTGGGTGCATTCAACTACACGCACAACCTTGGAGAGATGGCCGGTAAGGTCAACTTCGGGGGTAGTCAGTGGGACACACTCTACTATCTTCTCTGGAGACCAGAGGAAATTGGAATCAAACAAGCGGGTGAGATGATCATTCCTCTTGAGTTGAGCATCGGGATTCTTGAAGGTGATCCCAAATACTTCAAGACGTTCAACCCTTCTAACAAGTGGGGTGACTACGACACGTTCCTCGGGTTCTGTAGAGAGGTTCTCAAGTGCTGCAAAGAGAACCCTGACGCAGAAGTGGAGGCATCACGATGAACCTATCTAGCCCTGTACCAGCGGTGATCTGCGCTGTGGTCATGATCTTCTGTACGGCGCTCAACACATGGAACGTAACCAGGTCTTTCGGTTACGCATCGCTCGTCTTCACCTTCATGGTCTTCACCTTCATGGCCTTCATCTTCTGCTTGGTGATAGCCAACATGATTGATAGGAGGATGAAATGAAAACAATCTGGAAGTTTGAGATCGAACTGACCGACAACCAGAACGTGATGATGCCGATGGAGGCGAAGATTCTCACGGTGCAGATCCAGCATGGCAAGGTCTGCGTGTGGGCAATCGTTGATCCAGAGCAGCCACTGGAGCGCAGGTACTTCTACCTACGTGGTACTGGTCACCCGTCCGATGGCATGGACGAGATGCAGTACGTTGGTACTGTGCAGGATCGTCAAGGTTTCTTGATCTGGCATATCTTCACAGAAAAGGAGTGAAACATGCGGACTGATCTGAACCAAGACTGGAAGAAGCGTGATAAGATTCTCTGGTTCAACAGTGATCAGGGCATCGAGGAGGGGTATGACATCTACCACTTCAGCGGTGTCACGCTGGAGACTTTGGAGAAACTGGTAAATGAGAACTTCATGGATGTGGAAGAGAGGCAGAACTCCTCTCCCTCTGTGAAGGAGTTCATGGAGTTCATGAAAGATCACCCTGATAAGTTCACCGCTCACGGATATGCTATCTCGCACAAGCGGCAGGACTATCGAGTCAGCATTGAGGGGATTCAGCAGACCGGGAAGATGACGTACAAGGAGATGGCAGACTTTGCTGAGTTTGCCCACGGTGCCGATGAATTCAAGGTCAAGATTGGCTACTGTTGGTGGGATTGAGGTGAGATCGTGAGCAGTTGGCCTACACCGAAGGATGGGCCAGACGCCCAGCGTAGATGGGGCAAGAGCGGAACCTTTCAGTTGGATATCTCCAGACTTATTGTGGAGAAGAATGTACGCATCACCTTTGAGTACCCTACCAGACGGCGTCGTGGTAGTTGGGACGATATGCAGGATATCTTACAAGATGAGCGTGGTTGGGGGAGACCAATCACATTCAATCCTGCTGAGAAAGTTGAACCTATTGGTGTTAGGTTCTCCGGGCACCCAGAGGCGCTGCTATCTCTGCTTCGTACCCTGCACATCGAGTATGCCAAGAAGCTTGGTCAGTATGGCACTGGGTCAAAGAAGCGCAAGCGGACAATCATCCTCGACGTAGAAGGAGAAGAATGACATGGCAAAGAAAGAGGTAGCTATCCGTCTTCGCAAGCAGGATCAGAGCAAGGTAGAAGAGCGGGCTGTGTTTCTTCTGAACTCTCCTCGCGGTAGCTTCATCATAGGGCAGGCGCTGTATCTTGCCATCGAGAAGCTGCGAGAGGTGTCTGAACCTCTTCAGGAGAAGTCGAACATCGCAGACATGGAGGCCCTTCAGTCTATCTTCTTTCCGTATGAGATCGTATGAGATCGTGGTGAGGACGATGGTTGTCACTCGCAAGGATCTCATGGCGGAAGACACCAATGCTGAGAACATCGGCGGAGGATCTCTAAATGGCTAACAAGCAACCGTGGTATCACGAAGTGCAGATCCTCTTCACTTCCACAAATGGGAAACCATTAGGGAGGAAAGAGATTCAAGGGATTATGAATGTTATTACCTTACGGGCCTGTCTCGTAAAGGATTCAATCGAGATCATCGAATCTGAACCAGAGCCGGGAGATCCGGCAGACTTGATGTAAAGGAGACGCCATGTGCGCTAACAACTATGAACCGGGGACAGTCTTCCCTTCCTTCCCAAAGAAGATCGTGGAGAAGTACGCTCTACCTAATGGCATGACTTGGGAGGATGACAGCGACGACACGGTCTATATGTTCGCAGAGGATGGCTGTGAAGACTGGGATGAACTCGCGGGCATCTTGCAGCAAATGCTGATTGAATGGAATGGTATGGACAACAACGCGCCCAAGTATGCCTACATAAAGGCGTGTTACTACTGTGACAAGATGCGGCAAGATGAGTTTGGAGGATTCGCCATCTTCATCACCCGCAAGGAGAAGTTCTGGGCTGGCACTGATCAGTTCATCATCGGTAAGATCAGTGACATGGATAAAGGTGAGTTTGAATGAGCCAGATTAACTATGCCTTCCGTAACAAGAAGACAGGCATGTGGTTCAGGGGTGGTTCGATACCTTCCAAAGAACCACGTCTTTACACAAAGAAGCCAAGCGCCTCCTGGCTCCCTCATGAGTGGAGTAGAGAGAAGGGTCACTACATACCGAGAGGTGACTGGGAGATCGTCAAGTTCAGCATCACGGAGGTAGGCACGGAGGAGATTGAATGAAGATCACAGCCGTCACTCGCTTGAAGTGGGGCGCCTTGTATGAGGCGCTGTCGAAGGCAGGGTGGACTGCGGCAGAACTGGCCCGTAGAGTTGGGTATGGCCCGTCGCAGATAGGGGTATATCTCAACTTGCAGAAGCGACCTTCTCTGGAAACGATTCGTAAGATCGAAGAGGTGTTCATCGCAGCCGGGGTCAATGTTGACCTCCTTGAATCTTGGCCTGAGGAGTTCAAGGGATTCAAGAACAGGAAGGGATCGTTCACACAGACGAAGGAGATCCCTATGGACTTCCTTCAACTCTACGAGGCTCAACCTACTCCACTCCAAATATGTGAGGAGTCAGAGATGGGCGGCATACTAGATGTCGTGATCAATACCCTACCGCCGAGACTACAGAAGGTACTTGATCTGAGATTTGGACTGAACGGGGAAGAAGAACACTCCCTTCGTGAAGTTGGAGAGATGCTGGGCGGGTACACTGGCGAGCGTGTCAGACAGATGGAAGCAAGGGCGCTGAGGATGCTGAGGCACCCTAGCCGTGCTAGACACCTTCAAGGTAAAGACTACAAAGGGTACGAGGGTCAGCGTGAAAGGGAAGATAGATTGGAGAAGTTGAAATGAGGCCCGCTATTCAAGTTGAACCTAATCTTGGAGAGATGTACCGCTACGAGATGGTAGTGTATGCAGAGACAGGGTACGATGACTATGAACGACGGTGGTATCTGGACCCTCGCAACGTGCAACTCAACCTCTCCATCTTCTACATCCAGAAGTTCACGCCATGCGGAGTTTGGATCAGCATCTACAAGTACGGTGTCAATGGGTGGCGCAAGTTCGTGAACTTGAAGGCTAACAAGAAGTGGGCCTGCAAGACAAAGGAAGAGGCGCTAACCTCTTTCATTGCCCGCAAGCGCAGGCACATCGACATCTACGAGTCGAGGTTGGTAGAGATTAAAACTGCCCTAGAGAAGGCACTTCAATTGGAGGCTAAGAACAATGCCGCAAAGAAGCTGGAGATCGGACAAGAACGGGAAGTTCACGAAGAGGCAACTGCTACAGATAGCAGCGGAGAAGCAGCGGATAAAGGATAGCTGGCCCATGCGGAGTTGCCCTTTCTGTGGAGGCAACATGGGCATCTGGGAGATTGAAGGTGGCTTTATGTGGATGGGCAAGCACCGTGCGCCCTGTCCGATTGAAAGCAATCCTTCATCGTGGTATGGTCGGCGCGAGATGTGCATTGATGATTGGAACTCCAGACCGGAGGACTACATTGAGCAGGAGCCGAAACACCGACAAGCGCCGGTTCGCAGGAAAGTGGCTACTACCAGACGGAAGAGAAGTAAACTTCCGAAGCCGTGACACGTCCCTCACGGCTGAGGAGATCATGCTGTCTCGTTGGGTCCATACTAACGAGGTGCCTCATCGTAATAGGGCCTGTGGGTTTGAGTACTGGTCGCGCAGACCTTGCAGCCAATGGTGCCCTGGCAAGAAGACCAAACAATTGACGCACGGCATCGAACGGGCAAGAGCAAGAAGGGAGGTTCATCGTGAGTCACAAGTGATTGATTGACTTATAGAGTGATGGATAGTAGATTACTCTATAAGGAGAGCGATCATGAAAACGAAGAGATGCCCTAAATGTGAGGAAACCAAACCTTTATCTATGTTCTACCAAAACATCGACAAGAGGTGGAACAGTCCTGGAACGTCCCCGTACTGCAAGAAGTGCATGAGCAGGGAGTCCACAAGAAGGGGGAGGATATTCAAGAAGCAGGCTATTGAGTACCTTGGTGGCAAGTGCTCATCCTGTGGTTTCTCAAAGAGCATAGCCGCTCTTGATATCCACCACATAGATCCTAAGTTTAAGAAGCACAACTTCGGTCATGTTCAGACGATGACGAAAGAGATCAAACTGGAGTTGGATCATTGCGTTATCTTCTGTGCAAACTGCCATCGGGAATTCCATGAGAAGAAGGGATCTCTGTACTACCGCAAGAGACTGAAGATGAAGGCTGTGGAATACAAGGGCGGAGAGTGCTTAACCTGTGGTTATAGTACGTCGATAGTCGCTCTAACTTTCCACCACAGAGACCCCAGAGAAAAGGACTTCAACATAGTAAAAATGACTAGTATGTCTGAGGCAACATTCAGAGAACTGGACAAGTGTGATCTTCTCTGTGAGAACTGCCATAGACAACTACATGAGGAGAGATGATGGGCTCGCACTGGAACTACCGCGTAGTTCAAACGAAGAGGGAGAAGCCTAAGAGCTTGTGCGGTGGAGAGGACGATATGTATGACGACTTCGCCATTCACGAGGTCTACTACAAAGATAACGGCGCTATCTATGCTTACTCAGCCGATGCAATGCACCCCTCTGGTGAAACGATGGAGGAACTGGAGAGCGACATCGCTGCCATGCAGGAAGCTTTCCACGCTCCTGTTCTCAAGGAGTGGGAGTTGGATGAGCTGATCAAGAGGAATGGAGAGGAGGGCGAGTGAAGCCTAAGAGTTATCGGGATGTGAATGGCTGCCACAACTGCGGAGTTATGTTTCGCAAGACGGAGTACGATGACTGGCCTGAGTATTACTGCACAAATGGAGACACAGAAGAGCGTCCTATTTGTGGCTCAGTCGCCATGAACGAGAGTTTCTTTGGCAGTCTGCGCGACGAGGACGGCAAGAGGCGGAAACGCAACAAGGCCGAGTCGTTTGAAGTTACTCATGTTGCGTGGGAGAAGTGGGCTGAACCGCGCAAGGTTGAGTCGTGGGGCTGCTGCGATCTCTGGAGGAAGTGAGAATGGGAAATAGGTACTTTGTGATTATCATTCACGCTCATGGTCAGCTCCCTGAGCTAATGTCGGATCGTCAAGAGATGACCCTCACCTTTGAAACTCAGGATGATGCTAGAAGGGCTACCATCCGCTACTGGCGTGAGAATAAAGGTGATAGTAATCTAAAGCTGACGGTGGTTGAACTGGAGGACTAGTATGGAGATTCACTATCTTGATCCTCCTACGGCGTCCGATTACTCAGATCCTAGTGAACTGAGTTACGGGCTAGATCGTATCGAGGAGCTTGGAGTAGAGGAGATTTGGTACTGGTACTCTAGCGGTAGCTACGAGGGATCAGGGGAACTCCTTGCCCGTAAAGGAAATGAGTGGGCCTTCCACGGCCTAAGTCACTGCTCTTGAAACGGTCCCATAGAAGAGGGCGTGACCCTCTCATGGTCTTCGTGGGATGAAGTAGTAGCAAAGCGTTCAAGGGGGTATGAGGTGGATACGGACTGTCTTCTCAATGCAGCCGCCGACACCGCTCACCGTCTTGAATTGGTAGAAAAGAACAAGTCTGGTAGAAAGAGACTTGTTCTCTTCGACTCCGAATGATAGAGTGAGGTCTATGCGGACCCTGATTAGCATCCGAGATATACAAGAAGAGGCCGAGAAGCCACTTGTTTGTCCACGTTGCGAAGCAGGGTCCGAACCTATTAAGTCCTCACAGTGCCACCTAGAGATGACTCCTAAAGGAAAGATAGTGATGCAACGTGGGGCATTTTGCCCCACTCATGGCTACTTTACAACAACCTCTCATGTAAAAGCTGTGCAAATGCACGGGAAAGATGCTCAGGTTATCCCGCGCTATGATTGATTAGCATTGACATCTCTCGTTTCATAATGTACTCTTTAGCTAGGAGGGTATCTTATGAAAATAGATATGACGGGCAAGACGATAGGTAAGTGGACCGTACTTCGAGAAGATCCAGGCCTAAAGGGTGGTAGTCGAGAGGTACGATGGATATGTCGATGCTCCTGCGGAAGAGAACAGTCAGTTTTAGGATCTACTCTGAGGTTCGGAAACTCCAAGGGATGTAAGTTTTGCAAGAGTATCTCTCACGGAGAGATAGTCGGTGGCAGGGAGTCCAAGGAGTATCGAATCTGGAACGCCGCCCGAGGCAGATGCTTCAACATAAATCACGCCTCCTACAAAGACTACGGTGGTAGGGGTATTTCGATGTGTAAGGAGTGGAGATACTCATTCTCTTCCTTTCTGAAACATATTGGAAGATGCCCTACTGGTTATGTTCTAGATAGAATAGAGAATAATGGGAACTACGAGCCTGGAAATGTACGGTGGACTACACCGTCTATCTCGCGTAATAATCAGAGACTTAGAAAACCCTACGGTAAAAGAAGTCACATCAAGGCAGTCCAAATGCACGGCAAGGATGCTCAAATCATTCCTCGTTACTGATTTGCAAGCACTTGCAATCCACAAGGGAGGAGGTGATCAAGATGCTGGAACCAGTGCGCTCTGCGGACGACCATGGAGAAGTAGATGGGTACTTCGGGAAGTATGACAGGACACTCATCGTGAATCCTGTCAACTTCAAGAAGATCGAAACCCCGAAGGGCATGGAGACTACGTTAGTGGTCTCGCACAATGAGAACGGGTTCTGTTGGACTTGTAAGGATTGTGGGGACAAGATGTTCTCGGACAAGTTTGCTCGTCCCCTGCACTCCTGCAAGAAAGAGCATTGACAAACGACTATACGCAAGTTATAGTCAGAGCAGAGTACAAACGACAACGAGTTATGAGGAGGGGTCGCAATGGCCGCTAAAAAGAAAGCAGAAGTGAAGAAACTCAATCCCGAAACCGTTGACCGTCTCGGTCAGATTCAACACGAGATCGCGGAGAAGCAGTTGGAATTTAACCAGTCCATTGCTGAACTGGTTAAAGAGGAGAAGACTCTCTCTACCGATCTTCGCGACTACATCTTTGACCAGCTTGGAGATAAGGCCAAGGCTACCCTTCTGACTCCTGAAGAGGCTGAAGTTCTCATCGTCAAGGCAGAGAGCGTCAAGGCTGACGGAGAAACGTATCAGACGAGTATTCTGATCCGTAATACCAGAGTCCTCGACGATGCAAAGATCCTCAAGAAGATCGGCCAGAAGAAGTGGAACGAGATCAGTTCGGTCACAATCAAGGATCTGGGTGGCTCTCTGGGCACCGACGAGATTGACCAGTTGATCAAAGGCTTCAAGCCGGTCGTCGTCATCTCTGTTAAACCCGTATAGTAGGGGGTGCTGATGCAGTAACCAAGGGCGTAGTCTTCTCTGTGTATTGAAATGAGTTGGTTAATGAGTCGTCTTGACTGGCGTTATGATTACTGCTATTCTTTAGAGTGAAAGGAGATACAGATGAAGATTAGCGCCAGCAGGATAACTCAAAGGCAAGTAAAGAACATCCTACACTATCAGCCAGACTCTGGTGTCTTTACTTGGAAGATGGTCTGTGGTCGTAGGGCTCCAATTGGAGGCGTTGCAGGGTGTATCGGAACTCAAGGATATCGGATCATCGGTATTCAAGGTACACGCTACAAAGCCGCTAGCCTCGCATGGCTTTACATTTATGGGGAGTGGCCGGAATACTGTATAGACCACATAAATGGCAATAAAGCTGATGATAGGTTATCCAATTTGAGAAAAGCTTCCCGTAGCGAAAACCTATTTAACAGAGGGGTCTTTAGCAACAGTCTCTCTGGGATAAAGGGGGTGGGGCTATTCCGTGGTAAATGGAAAGCTTGCTGCTATAGCAATGGGAAGAGGAAGTGGTTAGGGTTCTTTCCGTCTAAAGAAGAAGCGGTGAAAGCGTACCGTGACTACGCTGAAAAGGAACATGGGATATTCTTTCACGACTAACAACCACAACATGAAAGAGGGCGGAACAATGGCTAAAGTTGCAGTTGAAACGAAGACCAAGGCAGTGATCAAGCAGAAGACTCACGAGGCTCCCCCGGCTGACAACTTCGGACGTGCGAAGCACTGTCTGGAAACCATCGGGCAGTCGTGGTACTCGTTCGACCAGATCGTCGCTGACATCTACGACAGCAACGAGTGGCAGGAGAAGTACGGGGCCGAGGCGAAGTTCGCTGACGTTGCGAAGGCTGAGTGGGGCATGGCTTATCGCACTGCGATGAATCACGTTCAGGTTGGTCAGGCCATCAAGAAGTTCGGACTGTCAAAGGAAGCTCTCGCTGGCTTCGGTATCGGCTGGACGAACTTCATGGAGATCAGCGCCACGCTGAATCCCGAGATGACCCGCGCACAGATCGAGAGCCGAATCAAGAAGGCGGCGAAGATGACGCACGACGAGGTCGTGAAGTTTAAGCAGGAGATTGTTCACGGTGTCGAGGGAGGTCATCCGGTAAAGTTGGCCACGCTGATCTTCCACCTGAAGAACGAGGCGGCTGACGTGGTTGCCGAGTGCATGAAGACGGCGAAGGAACTCATGGGTGTCGAGTATGATGACGCTGCTCTGGAGTACGTCTGCTTCGACTGGCTCAACGAGCATGATCCGGACAAGGTCGATGAGATCAAGGCCCAGCTGAAGTCGGATCTCTCCGAGGAGACTGGTGAAGAGCCTGAGGTTGCGGCTGAACCGAAGGCGAAGGCTCCGCGTAAGGCCCGTGCTGACAAGGAGAAGAACACCGTCATCAAGAAGAAGGCTGCAAAGAAAGAAGTGGAGGCCGACGAGGACGACGACGATTTACTGGGCGACTAGGAGATAGGCACATGCTTCCACTTTCTTCCGTCCTTGATCTTCCAGATGGTAGACTGAGTGACTCCAAACTCCTTAGCGATGGATGTTTGGGATCTACCAGCATCGAGGAATTTGCGTATAACCTTGATGTCGGACTCGTGAAGTTTGGCTCCACCCTGAGCACTACCACGGGATATGGCTCCAGACTTTCCAGGATTGAGGCGGAAGTAGTGGTGGATATTCTCTTTGCAAGTCACCCACTCAAGATTCTCGACTCGGTTGTCAGTCTTGATTCCATTCTTATGGTTGACCTGCATAACAGAGGAGGTAGGACACCCAATAAAGAGAAGGGCAACCAATCTATGGACAAGAGTATTCTTCGGTTTGGAGGAAAAGAACAAACGTGCGGTAGGGTAGCCCCCGATGATGGATGGTTTCAGAATCATTGGGACTTTTCTCCCTTTGCTCCGATTGGCCCGAAGGGTCCCGTGCGAGGATACGGAGTATTTCTCATCAGTTCCGGGAATATACTTCCATCTCTCACTACTCATGACCAGACCTCCTATCGTTGTTTGGTCAAGTCTAGCATGGGTAATCACCTTGAGTCAATACATGGAGGGGATTAATTATGGCTGGCCCCTCAGTTTGGATCGTCAACAAAGGTAGTCACCCATACGAACCAGCTGAGAAGTTCGGTACGCTGAAGACGCTGACGGAGGGTCGCGTGAACATCTTCGCTCTGGACAATCTCACCAATGAGATTAGAACGAAGTTGGAAACGGAGGGGGCGACCGCGAACGATCTGCTCCTAGTCTCTGGGTACGCGATACTGAATCTGATTGCGGGACACTGGTTCCTCAAGAAGTTCGGTAGATGCAAACTTCTCGTGTGGGGAGCTAATCGTCAGAAGTATATGGTTCTAACGATGCAGGATTTCAAGGAGTAGAAGATGACCAGACCCGGACGCAGGATCTTTGATATGGGCAGAATGACACACGCAGAGGTTCTTCAAGTGGAGAACCAATCTGTAGGAGTTATTCCTGCACCAGTCAACTTTCCTGCGTCCGGGACTATCTGGGGATTTCCGTATGTACTCGTTCCAAACGGTCTACCTAGAGGCTGGGATGATGTTGTAGCAAGGCAAGTTGAGATGCTTAACGAACAGGATGCTAGAAGAAGAGAACAACAAGCCGTTGTGCGGGCTGACATACGACGCAGGCATGAAAATGAAATGAGGCGAAGGGAGATGGCGAAAGTGGCAGTTGTAAAAAGCACGATCCAGCTTGAGACTGGTGAGAAGCGAGAGGGTGTTACTGCCTCGTCTCGGGTCTTCTTCGTTTACGTCACACCTACGGGCGCTGAGATGACTATCTCAAAGTGCCCGTGTATCGTGAAGGCGTGGAGTAGGGCGAATGGGGCATTCGATGGCGACAGTCGCACGGTCATCACGGAGTATGAGGTTAAGTCACCGACTACTCTGAAGATGGTCAACTTGCAGTCACGCTTTGGGAAACCGAAGCGTGTGGTCAATCTGATGATTGATGTCAATCCTGAGGAGGCTACGATTGATCTACAGGGACTTGACGCATTTGGAAGATTCAAAGGGCGTGGCAAGGTGTGTCTGCGTGACAGTACCTACTTCGTCAATCGCGAAGGGTTCAAGCTGACTGACACGGTTCTGAAGGAGCACTTTGGACTGAAGGTTCTTCAGCCTCCCACAAAGATGGGGGCAGGGAAGACTGTTCGCTCCCTGATTTTTGAATGAGTAGGAACACTACGGATGTAGCTAAACTAAAGGTACTATCGCCGACTATTAGTTCGTGGAATGCCGATCAGCTTTCTCGCTTCTGCGAGGTCGGGTATCAGATGGCACGAAGGCAGTTCAGCGCTAGGCTAAACGTGATCATTAAGGAAGAAGACGGAAGGAGGGAGAGACTGCTTGAAGCATTGATGGAAGAGACCACTATCTTCGCGGAGAACTTGATTGTTCTTGCCCTTGACTACGGCCATCTGAGTCCTCAGAAGTTGAGGCAGCGGGGCGAGAAGGAAGTAAAGAAGAAGAGACGAACTCTTATACTGGAGGATGAGCTATGACACAGGGGGTGGCTTCTTTCAGAACTTCGACCCACATAATGTGTACCGGATGTGGGGAACTGAAAGAACTATCCCAATTCTTCATCTCTAGCGCCTCTGCGAGCGGTAGAAGGCCACAGTGTAAACGCTGCGATACTGCTCGTGTGGAGAAGTATCGCAAGGAGCACAGAGAGACCCATCTAGAGACTGTTAATAACAGACGGGCGAGAAATAGAGATCGGGAGAAGGTAAAGTCTTCTGCGTACTGGAAGGCTAACGCTGAACAGCGTCGGGAGATACAAAGGGCCTATGAGAAGGAGAATCCAGAAAAGATTAGGGCTCATCAAAAAGTAAGACAGGCATTGAAGAAGGGGCTTCTCGTGAGGCCAGAAACTTGTAGTAATTGTGGTGCATTGGAAAGAATCCAATCCCATCACGAGAATTACGAGTTTCCTCTGGAAGTAACGTGGCTCTGTCAACCTTGTCATAAGAGGTTACACAGATCCCAAAGAAAGGAAGGGTAACTATATTTCAGTGGCACGAGAAGTTACGATCAACTACGACCTTACGATCCTTGCAGATGCGGCCCGTGACGCTGGCTTTATTGTCACGCGCAACGGTGGGGCAAGGGACTACTGGGGTGGGACAATGAAGGGTGCGGAGCGTTGCGAGATTGTTATCTCCAGCAAGACGCACAAGTTCGACATGGGGTTCGTTCGCCAGCCTGACGGCTCAGTGAAGATGTTTGCTGACGCACACGGCGGACACGTTCAGAACGATCTGGCGAACAAGATTCTTCCTCGTTACGCCGAGCGTATGCTTGAGAAGGATCGTCGGTTCAAGATCACGAATCGAGTAGAGACTGCTCAAACCGTGACACTGACGGTAGGCCGTCGCTAGTTTGAGCGATGGTCACAAAAGCTTCCAAGGAAGATAGGAAGCTCCGTGACCCTACATTATGGGATGCAGTGATGAACCGTCATGTGGGTGAGAGTAGTTTCTATCAGTGGGGTAACACTGATGGTTGCTATCGTAAGAAGGCAATCAACGTAAGACGAGAATACGAAAGGAAGAAAGTAAATGGCTGATATCAAGATTATTATAGACAAGAGCAAGTTCCCTCCCACGCTGAAGACTGAAGTGGATGGGATGAAGGGCGAGGGCTGTGCGAAGTTCCTCGATGAGCTTCAGGAAGCGATGCGTATGGAGACTCGACATCAGACGCTGAAGCCTGAGTTCAAGACGGTGGGTCAGCGCCTGCCGCTGAAG